CTATTTCTTTTCCGGCTCGATCCCCCAGCACTGCCCCGCTCGCTCATACTCAGGAATTGCCTCGGGATTGTGTTTGCACTTGTCGATAGTATCGAGCGCCGTATGGTAATTGATCACGAGCGGATCGACGATACGGCTAATCTGCTCGTCTTGCGCAGACTGGTCCGGAGTGGAACAGTCATCGCCCATGTGCCCGGGATTCGACTGATAGACTCCGCCGACCGTCAAGAACGATACCGCTCCACTACGAGATGCAGAATTGATCGCCCCGTACAGTGCCCGTGACGCGGTCGGATATCGGCGCTCATGAGCAAAACCCGCCGCGTCGATGAACCGCTCGACCCGCTCCGGCTGGCATGACACGATGGGCAAGACGGCATGCACAACGCGACCTTTCATGTATTCTCGCGCACCGTACACGGCGAGATCTTCCTTGAACTGATCGACCGCCGCCTGCTTCTCGGGTGTGTCGATATAGCCCGTCATGTCGTCGAACTCGAAATTCATCAACACCCATTCGCTGACGTTGATATTCGCGTTGAATACCTCGTCGTGCGTAGGGCCAACGCCGCCGTTTTCCGCCATCACCAGTTGATGCAACGCAGTTCCGTCGACGACGCCGGGATACACGCCGATATCGGCACCGCGCGCCTTAAACGCGTTCTGTAGCGCATCGATAGTTGCTTGCGTGCTCGACACGGCTCCACCGCCCGTCGTCGACGCAGCTGCAGCCATCACACGAGCGGAACGCGCCGCGACGATCGGTGCCCCTGAATACGTCAACTTGATCGCTGGACTGGACGCTGTCGGCCCGTCGTTTCCGCCCCCACATGCTACCAGCGTCGCCGCCACCACTATCGCAATGATCGTTTTCTTCATTTTGATCCCAGGTTCTTATTGATATACCATGCCCCGCGGACGAAATATTACACAACAATTACGAAACTCTTCCGCAGACATAGACGAGCAACGCGCGCAGCCAATCGATCAGAACAGCCCGACTGGCTGCGCCGCATCGTCCCAACTGAAAATGATCAGCTCGCGGCGCTCGACGCCCTTCCCGCCGCCTATCGTGTACTGAATCGGCACGCTCTCGATATGGAAACCGGCGAACACGCGCCGGATCTCCGGATGGTCGTTGAGGCTGACGATCGCGCGCCCCTTGATCGACCGCAGCCGCTCGGCCATCTTCTCGTACTCCGTGAAAGGGAATGCGACGCCGTACCCTTCAGTCTCGAAGTACGGCGGATCAAGGTAGAACAGCGTGTGCGGCCGATCGTAACGATCGATGCAGGTCGCCCAATCGAGCCGCTCGATGTACGCATTCGCGAGACGAATGTGCGCCGCCGATAGCTCTTCTTCGATGCGCAGCAGGTTCAGGCCCGGCACCGTAGTCGTCGCCGTTCCGAACGTCTGCCCTTCAAGCTTCCCGCCAAAGCAACTTTTTTGCAGGTAGTAGAAGCGTGCCGCACGCTGGATGTCGGTGAGGGTTTCCGGGACCGTATGCTTCAGCCACTCGAACACCTGCCGGCTCGTCAGCGCCCATTTGAACTGACGCACGAACTCTTCGAGATGGTGCTGAACGACGCGATACAGGTTCACCAGCTCGCCGTTGATATCGTTGATCACCTCGACCCTGGCTGGCGGTCGCATGAAGTACAGCGCCGCCCCGCCCGCGAACACCTCGACGTAACAGTCGTGCTTCGGAAAGCGCGGGATGATGTGGTCAGCGAGTCGACGCTTGCCGCCGATCCAGGGAATAATGGGATTTGCCATTGTGAAAGCCGTTTTTAAACTTGATGTAGAATCCGGCCCGCCTACGTAGGCAAGCAGGGCCTTGGCCGATTCACTGGCACGGACAGTGGAAAGGCGACCGGCGCGCGTGTTCCCGCACGCACGCCGGTCGCCCTGTTTCTCGTTACTTCTGTTCGCAGCCCGGAGTCTTAGGCCGGACTGCGCACACGTAGCCCTGTAGGGCCGTCAGTTTGTCGATCTCGCGCTGATCGTCGCCGGCGACGCCGAAAACGCGTTCCGCAACCGCTGCGTCGACGTCTGCATAGGCGGCGGCACCATCGCCCACGCCGGCGGCGCTGGAAGCGCCGGGCACGCCGTCGCCACCGGCTGCCGTGCAGTTTCGGACAGCGACGCGCAGCCGCTCAGTGCCAGCGGCAAGAGCAGCCCGCAGGCTGCGACTCTCTGCTTCATGCTCGTTCCTCTCCTTCGTGGTTCGTTGGTCGACGGCGGCCACCGCCGACGCGGCGGCATCGTGCGCGGCGATCGCGCGCTGCTCGGCGTCGAGCGCGGCGCGCGAGATCTTGCGCAACGCTTCGGCATGCCGCTGCGCGTCGAGCGCCCGCGCGGCCTGCTCGTCGGCAAGCCGATGCGCGCCGATCAGGTGCTCGACGCAAGCGCCGGCCGCCATGCCAAGCAGCGCGGCCAACAGATACAGAGCTGCTTTCGGCATCACAGCCCCCGCTCACAAATTGCGCGTTCAGTAGCGCGGCGTTTCACGAGACCCGGCAGCACTCGACCGCCAGCAGTCACCCACTGCGGCCGACCGTTGTCCGACTCGTTGATCGCGCGACACGCGCCCCGCCAGTCGCCCGCATTGAACCGCCTCGCCGTTGTGCTGCCGCAGTAGGCGCGCGGCCCGATGTTGTAGGCGAAGCTCACCGCCGCCGCGAGCTGATATGTGCGCCCCCTCAAGCCGGGCGTGCACGTCAGGACCGGCTCCGCGTGCTCGATGAGCCGTTGCTCGAGCCGCGCGCGGCATTCATCACGCGTGAAGCGCTGGCCCGCGTACACGTCTTTCGTATCGCCGTTGCATGCCGTGACGATGCCGATTGGATCTGGCCGCGCGACAAGCACCTCACCTTCAAATGCAGGAATGATAGAAAGCAAAAGGGCCGCTGTCGCGGCCCCTACCACTCCAATCAGCGTCTTCTTCTCAGCCATCGTGATGCTCCAGTTCACGCAGGCGTGCAGCGAGCTCGATCTGCTCTCGACGATCCTTACGTCGTGCGAAGTAAAAATTCAAACCGAAAGTCGCGATCGCCGTGAGAATACCGACGATCACGCCGATATCGGTCAACGTAAGCGACGACGCGACCGACGCTATGCTTCCCGCGTAGCTCACGGCTTCCGTAGGACTAGCTCGCATCCACTCCTCGCAGAAATGAAAAAGCCGCCCAAAGGCGGCGTATTAGATGATCCCGGTTCCGTCCAACACCATGAATCGATAGTGCCAACATTCGCGAAACGTTGCGACATTGGGATGTCGGCCGCCGTTGTATAGCAGCGTCCCCCAAGATACGTTGCCGCCGCTCACCCGTACGGCGCTTATCTCAAGGATGTCCCACAGCCGCTGATTGCTGTTCGACGACCCCCAAATAAAATGCGCGGGCCACATTCCCGAAATCAACACCGGACGATCATACAATCGCTGCTGCCATTGAGGACTGGGAGCACCCTCCACCGTCCAGCCCGTTCCATTCATGTAGACATCCTGAACCACGTCGAGCACACGGTAAAACGGCGTCAACGCATCTGCAATCAATTGACTGCGCTCGTTGAACACCTGCAGCCCGAATCCATGATCCACCGGCGGGACGTTGGAAAACACAAAGAAGCGCACGGTAGCCTGCGTTTCGGTAATAAGGCGCACCGTGTAGGTCCGCCCGTCGTTGCTATAGGAGTCCCAAATCGATATCCCCACTCCCGGATCAGTGGAGAACGCATATAGCGGAACTTCAGCAGAGAACGTGAACGAGCACACCCAAAATTGCCCTTCGTAGGGAATATTCTTGTCGTTCCTGACCGTCTCAATACGAATCAGTTGCGATATCGCCACCATCGACTGAACGAGTTGATAGTTCGGCGTCGAACCGTCGATCTGAAACAGCCCCCCTTCTGTAAAGGCTTGAAATCTTCCATCCATCAGAAAACCCCGTAGACAAGCCAGCCCGGCACCGGCGTTCGATTGCTGCTATTACCGTCGCGGCTGAACCACCATCGCACCCCACCCGCATTGATTTCCACGTTGGGCACCGGGGCGTTCATCGAAATGTGCCGGAACAACCAATCGGGCATGAATGCCCAGAACGGTTCCCCGCGCGAGAGATCTGCCGCCGCGCTGCCGTCCATGCCCTCTTGAATACGCTGCATTCCAACGATCCGGCCACAGCGTGTCGTTCCGTCGAGCATGAGGCGCGCCGCTCCGTCCCAAATCCATAATCCCGCATCCATGCTCACCACATCCCCATTCGCACGCGAAGCACGCCGTTGCCGTCGTACACCCGCACTCCGTTTCCGTCGATAACCGTCCGAATGCCGCTTCCGTTCACGGAGTTGATTTCCATCCAACCGGACTTGTCCCACCGCCATCCCTGCCGCCCCGCGATGTAGTTGTCGGACTGGATGTAGCTGCCGATCATCGCGTTCGTAATCCAGCCCGCACCGATCAGCGCCTGACGCAAGAACACCTGCCCGCCCTGCACGACGAACGGCGCACCGATCACACCGGAGCCGTCCTCGTCGATCACGGCGAACCGCTTCGCCGACACGAGCACCTGCGATTCGACGACGCCGTTTTCGTTGTCGATGCCCACACCGATCGACGCCATGTATTTGTGGCCGTCGGCGGTCGTCTGTACCTTGATCTGATACGAAGCCGCGACACGTCCGTTCAGGTCGGCGTAGGACTTCGCAACGGTTTGCACCGCAGCCACGTTGTCGTCCACCTGCGCCTGCACCGTCGTGATGTCCTGAGCCATCGCGTGATCTGCTTCAACACGCGCGATCGTCTCTTTCTGCACCGCGGCGCTCAACAAATGCGAGCTCGAGCGCATCTGTGCCGCGACCGTGTCGACCTTTTTCCCGACCGCCATGTCGCCCTCGGCAATCGCCGCTTGCAACGACCAGACGCCAGCATTGAGCGTCTCGTCGCCCGCGTAAATCGTCGCATCGCCGGCCATTGGCGGGGTGATCAGGTCGATCGGTTCGCGAAGGTCCGTACCGAGAGCCGACTTCCCGATCTGCCCAGCGAAGTACTTCTCGTAGTCGCTTTGATCCGTGCTCGGCTGCCCCTGCACGCCCGCCCCCTTCGCCGGGAACCACGGCCCGACGTTGCCGGACGTGTCGACCAGGCGCGCCCAGAAATAAAACACCTGCCCGACCGCGAGCCCCTGATACGACGTCGACGCCTGCGGATACGCGAAGTCGGAGAACTTGGTCGCGTCGTCGCGATTCGGCGTGCGGCTGTACCAGATCTCCGTTCGCTGCGTGTCGCCAGCGGAACCGTCACCCGGAAACGCCCATTTCAGATCGATCCCGTACACGATGCCCGCCGCAGTCAGCGACACGACCGACGGCGGCGGAGTGGTTTTCCCGGTCAGTTGCGTATCGACGCCGTACGCCGGAATCGACGTCACGCCGAGCGCGTTCTCGGCGCGCACCCGCGCGAGGTACTTGCCCTGATAGATTCCCGGCACCTCGACCTGTAGGCCGCCTGTCGACGGCACCTTCACCCACTCGCCGTTATCCTTCCGCCATTCGACGACGTAGCTTGTCGCGTGGTTCGCTGCATCCCACGCGATCACCATCGTTGTTTTCGAAATGCCCTGATCGACCACCGAGTATGTCGAGAGGCGGACGTTCGACGGCGGCGGCTGCACCGATGGCGGAACGATCGTGATCGGCCGTTGCTGAATCTGTGCGCCGTCGTCGATCGCCGCGTACTTCCCCGGCTCGTACTGCGTCGCGTTGATCGTGTAGACGATCTGGCCGTCGTCGTCGCTTTCCTGCACGCTCACCACGCGATACTGCTGCGCCGCGAGCTCGCAGCTTTCGATCATCCACACAGCGCCCGGCACCGGATCGGCGTCGAAGCGCTCGGCGAGCGTGACCGTGTCGCCGTCGACCGACTTGACCGCGCGCGCCTGGGCAATACCCGACGGCAGAATCGCCGTGAAGCGATCGCCGGCGGCGATTGTCGGCGCCTTGTCGAGCGTGACCCTTTCGCCGGCCGCCGCGCGGATGCGCCCGCCGATCCGGCGGCCAGCCTTCTTTGGGTCGGCAACGGCGATCACCTGTCCCGGCGCACAAAGCGTCCCGTCGAGCCCGACCTGAAACGACACCGTCCCGGTCTCGTACCGCGACGTCAGCAGCAGCCAGCGCCCGAGCCGGTGTGCCTGCGCCTGCGACGTGCAGCCGAACGCCGTGACCTCCGTCTTGATGACGCCATATCGCGCAATCCCGTCGTCGTCCTGCACGGGCTCGACAGCTTGCTTGTACTGGTTCGTCGGATCGTTGTAACTGACGAGCGCGACCGTGTAACGCGTCTTGCGTTCGCTGCCGACGTACTTGAATGAACCACCGACGACATTCGCGGCCGTGTACAGGTAGACCGGATCGGACGGCATATCGGCCGACGCGACCACCGACCCGGCGCCCCAGTACGAAATGCCGCGAAAGACGCTCGCGAGATCCTGTACCACCTTGAATGCGTCCGCGCGCGTCTGAAGCACGCAGTTGCAGGTGAAGCGCGGCTCCTTGCCGCCCTTCCCGTCGGACACGAGTTCGTCGCAGTAACGCGCGATTGCGTACAGCGCCCACTTATCGACCATCGAAGCATCGACACGGTCACCCAATCCGTTGAGCTTGTCGAGAAGTAGGCCGTAGTAGACCCACGCCGGATTGTTCGTCCATGCTGCCTTGAACGTACCGTCCCATGTGCCCGAGTACGTACGCGTCCCCGGGTCGTAGTTTGTCGGGACTCGGAAGATCATCCCTCGCACGTGATACGAACGCACTGGCACGCTCGAGAACGAACGTGCGTCGAACGTCATACCGACAAGCGCCGTCATCGGATAGCGGAGCTTCCGATCGATGATCTCGGTAATCGCCTCGATGTTGATCGCGTCGGCAATCGTCGCCGTGTGCGCGTTCGGCGTGATGCGGCGCACGCGGATCAACCAACCATTTTTTGCGCGCGGCAGCTCGATCCGATGCGAGCGCTCATAGAGCGACGTTGTCTTGCCGTCGAACGCACCGGCCAGCACCTGCGCGTACGACCCGCCGTCGACCGACAAGTCGATCGCATAGTCGACGCGATAGCCCGTGATATTGCCGTTCGACGTGTCCTGACGCTGTAGCGCCGGCACACCGAAGCGCACGCGCACCGCAGTTAGTTGCGTATTCTGGATTTGGCGCACCCACGGCGCGTCGGACGTCAGCGGCACGCCGACGCCGGCCTCACGCTCGACGGCCGGAAAACCCGGGATGTAGTCCTGATCCTGCGTGCCGGTTCGCGCGTCGACGGTGTAGTTCTGGAAATTCAGCGAGCCGTCCGCGTTCTGGATCGGCGTACCGTCAAGATAGACCGACTGCAGGCCATTCACCAACCCCACGATGGGCCCCGCCGAGATCACGTCGAGCACCTTCGCGCGCGCAATCGAATGCAGGCTGTCAGGCGATTCGCTGCTGCCACCGCTGCTGCCGCCGCCCTTCGCGCCGTAGATCCGCTTCAGCCCCCCTTCAGCATGAAGCCTTTTCAAACCTGATCCTCCGCATAGATCCCGGAACTGACCACCTTCGAGCCGACGATCATTTCCCCAATAACGAGCGGCACCGGCTCACCCTGTGCGGCGCTGTTCACGGGTCCGTTGAAGTAGTACGACGTGCCGTTGTTGGCCGCGCCCGCGAGGCCGGCCTGCTGCGGGCTGAGCATCTGCACGATGCCGCCCAGCGCCATCGACGCCCCGAGCCCCATCAGCGACGTGCCCCACGGCTGCGCGAAACCGAACGTCGCGACCGCGCCAACCGCGGCGAGTGCGGCGCCGAGAATCGTATTGAAGAGCCCGCCGCGCTTGCTGCCGACGATCACCGGCGCGATGCGGATCTCGTCGCGCCCGACCGGGTGCTCAAGCTCGTCCTTGTCGAGATTGCGCATGCCGTTGAACACGGCGAACGTCAAGCCGGCGTCGCGCGACGACGTCAGGAACGCGCGGAAGCCGGGAATCAGCACCGACAACGCCCGCACCGCCTCCGCGGTCGAGGAGACGGCCAGACGATGAACGCGGCCGAAGTGCCCACCAAGTACCCCATACAACCGTATCGTGCGAAGCGTCTCGCTCATTGCCGGTCCCCCACATAGCGCAATACCGTCGAACAACAGTCGGCCCACATCCCGCCCCACACCGCGCGCGCCGACAAACGACCGTGCATGTGGTGCAGGAACTGTCCGTCGCCCAGATACACGCCCGCGTGATTCGGCACGCCGTTCTTGCTGCGGACCTGCATCAGCAACACGTCGCCGACCTGCAACGTCACGTCGCGGCCGACGTCGAGAAAGCCTGCGTCCTGATAGTGGTTGAGGTAGAGGTTCGACCGACCGTCGTTCCACCACTCGTCCTCGCGCTCGAAGTCGGGTAGCGAAACGCCGCGCTCGGCGAGATACCAGTCGCGCACGATCGCGTAGCAGTCGTGCACGCCATGTACGAACTGGCGGCCGACCAACTGCGCAACGTAGCCGGCCGGCGCGAACTCGCACCAGTCGTCGACACCGATCGAGCCGTCGGCCTGCACGCCGAGCGACACGATCACCCACTTCGCGATGCCGCTGCGCTCGCACATCGCGCGATCCGCTTCGCTCGGCTGCGCCAACGCCCCCGGATGCGAATGCACGAGAACTGCGATCTCGCCAGCATCTTCCGCGGCGGCGTAGTCCTCGGATGCGAGCGCGAATTGGTCCTTCGGCGCGGCTGCGAGGTTTCGGCAGGGCACGTACGTCTCGCCGCTCGCCGTCTTCACGACCAACCCGCAGCACTCGCGCGGATACTCTGCGATCGCGTGCGCCTCGATCGCCTTCTTGATTTGTTCGTCCATAAAAAAACCCGCCGTGTGGCGGGTCCTCATATCGAAACTGTTTCGTGCATCACGCCATCGTGTCGCACAGGAAGCCGTCGAACGGCAATGGGTTGTTCACACCGAATCGACGTTCGCAACCGCTGATCTTCTTGCTGCATCGATCGAGCGCGGGATCGCTTACCGGGTTGTCGTCCTTGTCGAAGCAAGCCGCGCCGGTATAGCCGCACTCGGGACCGCGATAGTCCGATTGGCAGATCGAGATGATTTGCCGCTTCGGCAGTTGCTGGCCACCGAAGTCGAGCGGCGACGAGAGCGTGAATTCAACGTGCAAACCCGGCTGCTCGTCGCTCTTCTGCTCGATCCGCCACTGCTGCGGCGGCAATTCTTCGTTCGGGTCCGCCGTCGGATTGCCGGCCGGAAAGTTCACGGCGTCGAGGTAGCGCGCGAGTGTCCGGCGCCGGAACACCTTCGCGCCGACGAGATCACCAAGCGCAACGCACAGCGCCGAAATCGTTCCGTTGATGTCACCCACCCGCAGCGTCGGCGATGGCTGCTGCGCGTCGGATGTCTGCTCGAAGCCGGTGGCCTGAATCGGCCACGACCTGTACTCGCGCCCCTGCCATACGATCGACGTCGACTGAAGATGCCGATGAAAGCGCAGCACGTCGGCGCCGATTTCCGTACAGTCGACTTCGAAAAACTCAATCAGACGGCCCAGCTCCAGCTGCTGGACGTCTGCCGTTACACTCACTTCGCCGCCTCCAATTCCGCAATCCGCCTGAGCGCGTCCTGTAACGCCGCATCCGTCTCGAGCAAGCCGGCCAACAGCACGCCGACGGCATTCGTGTAACGGAAGGTCAGCGACGGCCGCCCCTTCGACGGCCCGCTCTCGCCGAAAATTTCCTTGCCTCTCTCGTCGTACTGACGCACGATGAAATCGCCGTCCTCGTCGATCTCGGGCCCCTCGCCGAGCAGTTCCGGGAAATCCCACCACTCGTTTGCGATGACGCCAGCCTGTCGCCCCGCTTCCGGACTGCTTTTTTGCAGAAACGTCACGCCCCGCTTACCGCGCAGCCGCGCCATTACGTTCTCAAGCGTCTGGATATCGGATTTGAAAGCACGATCGGACGCCTGATTGAAATTCGAAGCGGTCAACACCCCGAACGTTGTCGCGTTGTAGTTGACGCACTGCAATTCGGCGACCGAGGTGTTGCTGGAAATCCGAAACTGCGCGCCGACGGTATTGTTCAGCCCGGAAAATCCGAGGTAGCTAAGACCGCCCATTCCGTTCAGGTACAGCGACGCTTGCGTATGAAGCCCTGTTGCGCCGACGGCGATTTCCTGCGCCTGCGTGAACGTCTTCTTCGTCCCGACGTATTGCGGCGTGTCAAGCGTCATCGGTTGTGCAAGGTTGCCGCTGTGCCAGAGATAGCCGAGGTATTTGCCGTCGACCGTCGCCCCGAGCTGGCCAGCCGTCTTCTTCCCCCAGTCGAACCGAAGGGCGTTCCCCTTGTCGCACACTGCGACTACCTCGTCGTTGACACGAAACGTATGGTCGCTGAGTAGGTATTGGTACGATCCTCCGGCGTCTAAAGACCACCACCCCACCGACCCGCTATTTCCGTAGAAATAGCCAGGCATCTTGCCAAGCACAAGGTGCCCTTCGTCGTTCTGAGCCGCCACGAAGAGATCGCTACCCACGGTCAGCTTGCCGCCGACGACCTCGTCCCACATCATCTTGCCGCGCTCGGCGACGTGCCAGATCTTCACACCGTCAGACACGTACTTCGCCCAGTCGCCGGTATTCAGCACGGTCAACTGAGACAGATCACCCGCCTGCAACTTGATCGATACCTTCTCCTGTACGTTGAACAGGTGAATGCAGGAATTCGGCCGCACCGACGACGCGGGCGGGAGCCCGATTGCCTTTCCCGCATTGGCGATCCACAGCCCGAACCGTTTTCCGACATCGTCCGGCGTCAGGTCCGTACTATCGTTGAAATACCCGATATCGAGCGGGGTCGAGCGTTCGACCACACCGAAATTCTCGTTCGTCTTGGTGTGTGCGACGCGGTTGTTGTCGCCGCCGCTTCCGCCGGGCGGCTCGCCCATGATGATTTTTTGAAGTACCGACATCTGAACTCCTACACAGAGAATGTCTCTTCGAACTGCGCCGTCATCGTATAGACGGCGCCATTCTTGATCGGCTCGGAATACTTTTCGCAGACGAAGAGTCCGCGGGCGCGAAGCGGCGGCGTCCAGTAGAACGACTCCGCGCCCGCATGCCGGTCGAGGAAATCGATGATCGCGGCAACCTTCGCCGCGTTACCGACAAACCGCAGATTGAATGTCGATTCGCGATTGTTCAGGCCGTCTGCGGCCCGCTGGGTGTAGCCGTCGCCGAACTGGGCTTTGCGCACACGCAGCGTCGTATCGCCGCCGTGCCCTTGTACCGTCGACGGCCATTCAAATGTGTCTTTCATCCTGCAATCCAGTTTTGCGCTCTCCACAAGGTTCCGCCCTGCCGGAGTTCACGTTGTATGAGCTCGCGTATCATCTGTTCCAGCATCTTTCGGAACTCCCCAACCGCGATCAGGCTCGCGGGGTTCGACGATCCGCCCTCGATCGAAACTGGCGCGCTGACCGAGATCCCGCCGTTGCGCGCCGGCGAATCCCCTCCTCCCGCGCTCCCGCCAACGAGCCCACCCGCGGCGAATCGCGCGAAGCCGGATCGCCCCCCTGCGTTCAATCGCTCAAGGTGTGCGCGCACGCCCGGCTGCGACACCACTGCGGCGCGGACCACGAACTCGCCGTTCGAAAGCTGCGCCGGGATGCTGTCGCTCGTGGACGTGCCCGGTCCCCACACCGCCCCGCCCGTCGCGAGATGAAAGCCGTAGGCGTTCGAGCCGACAGCCGCGCTTGCCGCACCACCGAGCGCGCCGACGGCATCAGAGACACCGTCGAATCCCAAAGCGGAGCCGATCGCTCCGAACACCTGAGACATCGCCGCGCGCGCCGAAAACCGCGCGAGGTCGGCGATCATGCTGTCGATCAGTCCGCGGAAATTGAGCTTGCCCGACGCCGCGAACGACACGAGTGCATCCTCGGCATTGCGGAACGAACTCGTCAGCGCCTCCTCGGCCATCTGCGCTGCGTTCTGCGCGGATTCCTGATAGACCGCCATCGCCCGCCTCACGCCGACGCGCCACTCGGCCTGCAACGCGAGCCGCTGCTCGAGATAGCCGCGCTCGCGCGCGACCTGCTCCGCCTCGGCCGTGTTGATGCGCTCGATCTCGGCGATGTACTCGGGCGAGCCAAGCGTGCCGTCCTTTCGCGCGCCCTTCGTCAGTTCGTCCCGTCGACGGCGAAACTCGTCGCCCACGCGATTGATGGCCTGATTCAGCTCGCGCGCGTTGTCACCCATCGACATCGCCCCGAGTTCGCGCTGCACGTCACGCTGACGCTCGGCCGCGTAGTCGCCGAGCTCCGCGTCGATCTGCGCACTGCGCTCCTTCAGCCTGTTGATCGCGTCGCGATAGCGCACCTCCTTTTCCAGTTGCGACGCTTGCTCGTACATCCCGCGAATCGCCTGCTGATCGCGAAGTAGGCTCTTGTCGTCGTCCGACAGCTTCTTGCGCTTGCTGCGCAGATCCGTCACCTTTTGATCGAACGCGAGGAGATCCTTTTGCGACTGCGTCAGCTTGTCGGTTGCGACCGCCTCGACGCGCAGTTGCGCGATCCGCTGCCGGATGTTGTCGAGCATGCGCTCGCTTTCCAGCGAATGAACACCGCCCCCCTTCGCCGCGCGAGCCGCTGCCGCGTTGGTCGACACACGTGCTGTCTGTGCAGCGGCAGAGGCGACCGTCTCGTCGAAGGCTTGCTTTCCGCGCGCGGCGGCCGCGGCGCGAGCTGCGTCAGCATTGAAGCCGAATTTCTCGAACTTCTTGCTCGACAGATCGGCTTGGAACTCCTCAAGCGCCTTCGCGACCACCATCTGCTGATTCATCAGCGCGAGCTCGCGCGTCAGATTGTCGATGTTGGTTCTTGCCCCCGCTGCGGCTTTCGCATCCTTGTCGGCAATCGCTTTTTCGAGCGACTTGTATGCGTCCGCTCGTCCGGCGACGAGGCCGGCCATGCGGGCCTGCGCATCATTCGCGCCCTTCGTCCGCGCTTCGTACTCGGCCTTCTGGCGGGCCGTCATACCGATGACGTCGGATTCTTCCCTGAGCTTGTGGACGTATTTCTCCCACGCCTCCGATGCCATTCCGCCGGCGAAGAAGTTGTTCGCGTCAGAAAGCAGCCGAACGCCCTCGGCGGCCCCCCTTGCCGCAGCATCCATTGCGGCGAGTGCCTGCGCGCCTTTCTGCGAAGCGAGGCCCGCCGTGTCGATCGCGCCCGCGGCGCGCACCAGTTCCTCGCGCAGCGCTTCGCCGCCGCTCGTCGCCGACACGAAGCGGTCGATCAGTCGCCCGATCTCGCGCGATTTCTCGTCGACGCCGAGGTTCGACGTCTTGAGGCGATCCAGGCCGGCGAGGAATCGATCGAGCGCTGCCTGATCGGCATCCGAGACCACCGACGGCGCATCGCCAAACGTCGGCACCATGACACTTTGCGCCGCCCGCGTCGCCAAACTCCGATATGCCGACTGCGCGTCATCGGCCGCCCGCGACGCCTCTTGCTTCGTGCGCAGCCGCTCAGATTCCTGTAACAGCGGCGTCAGTTGCCGATATTTGTCGATGATCTGATCGAGCGGCGCCTGCATGTCGATCAGACTCGACGTCGCGCTGCTCGCGTTGTCGCGAAACAGCAGCCAGTTCGCGGCAGCCCCAAGCGCCACCGTGCCCACGGTCGCCAAAATCCCCGGTAAGCCGCCAACCGCCGCCAGCAAGCCGGAACCAACCGAGCGCATCATCGTGCCCGTACGCGCGAGCGCCGTCTGCGCCGTCGCCGCGCTTTCGGTCGCCGTCTTCAGACCCGCCGCGGTCGCGGTCGCCGCGCGTTCCGCTCGCTCACGAGCCTGCGTGGCAAGCGCGACATCACGCTCGGCTTGCGCAAGGCCGCGGTCCGTCTCGGCCAGCGACGCCGTATAACGCGCTTTGTCGATCGTGCCTTGCTTCGCTGCCGCCTCAAGCGCCGTACGCCGCTGCTGCGCGAGCGCGAGCGACGCTTCGGCGCGCTCGAGCTCCTGCTGTGCGGCTGCCGTCTCGCGAGCGATGATCGCCGCGTACGGCGTGCCCGTGATGCGCGCGCCGATTTCCTGACTGCCGGCGACGTTGGCGCGCGCCGTTGCGACGTGAGCTTGCGCCGTCGCCTCGACCGCCCGCGCTTCGGCAAGCTTCGCTTCCGTGTACTTGATCGAGCCAGCCGTCAATGCCGACTGCATCGCAAGGCTTTCGCGCATCGCTCGCATGCCCGCGAGCTCGGCCTGCGCTGAAGCCTCCGCCGCTTGCGCGTTCTGAAGCTTCGCCGCCGCGGCAGCGCGATCGCCCTGCGCTTTGGCGAGCGCTGCCTGCGCCGCCTCGTGTTGCTTGATCGTCTCCTCGACGAGCGCTCGCCGGGCGCCGACCCACGCTGTCGCCGCCTGCGTCGCCGCGACTGCGGATTGCCCAAAGTACACGGCAATCCGCCCGGCCGCGAGCGACACGCCGAGTTTCACGATGCCGTCGAGGTGCTCTGCGACGTACGTGATCCCCTGCGCGAGCTTTTGGCTCGCGCCGGTCGCGTCGTTCGCCTTCCCGACGTACGCGACGATCTCCGTTTGCAGGCGCGTCATCGCCTGCCCGACGGTCACATTGACCTTGCCGAACAGATCGTTCGTGCTCGCCCCGGCACGCGTCAGCGCGTCGATCAAATTTTCGACCGTAAGCTTGCCGTCTTCCGCCAGCGACTTGAGCTGAGCTGTGCTCGTGCCCATGCCCCGCGCGATCGCATCAGCGACGCCCGGCAGTTCCTCGAGCACGCTCTTCAGATCCTGCCCGCGCAACTGGCCGGCCGCGAACGCCTGCCCGAGCTGCACGATGCCGAGCCGGGCCGTGTCAGCCGACACGCCGGACAGCGCCACCGCTTTACTGATCGTCTCGACGAGCGGCCCGACCTGCTTGATGGTCAGCCCGAGATGCGACGTGTTGTTCGCGATCCGCTGATATAGCTCAGCCGTCGCATCGAGCGGTTGACGTGTGTCGCGCGCGATGCGCAGCACGTCGTTCTGCGCAATCGCAAAATCGATCTGGTCACGCGTGACGATCCGAAGGCGATTGCTCAGGTTCGTCCATTCGTCGGCGTACTCGATCAACTGATGCACGCCGAACGCCGCCGCAGCGGCCTGTGCGTACTCGCGGATCGAACTGCGCGCCGCGTCGAGCGCGCGCACCGTGACCTGCACGCTCGCGGCGTTCGAGGCAAACGCCGCATCCGCAGTGCGCCCGCCGTCGCGCACCGCATTGAAATACGAGCCGGCCGTCGACGAGAGACCGCGCATGCGGCGGTCGTATTCGGTCGTATTCGCCGTAACGCTGACGATCAGCTCGCGAAGGCTTGTTGCCATAGTGTTTTCTCGCCTACTTCGCCATGCGCATCAGGGCGGCTTGAAACGGATCGCCGCCCCCTTCCTCTCCCTCCGCCGTCGCGGGCTCGCCGGACCATCTCGGCATCATGTCCGACACCTTGACCTTTGCGCCCTGCGACTGAAACGCCGCCGCCGCGATCATCGCCGCATGCAGATCCGCACGATCATCTGCAACCGGCGATTCCGCGTCGTACCCGATCCAGAGACTCAGCTCGGCGGATGACATCTGCTCGCACAGCTCGGCCAACGTCTTGCCGAGCCGCAGCGCAAGCGACATCAGGAAGCGGAGGCCTGGGGTTCGGCAGAGGGCTTTTTTGCGTCTTCGACCGGGTCGACGTCGAGCTTGCCGAATTCGAGCGCCTTCACGACGATGCGGTTGTGCACGGGGCCGAACGCAGCCGCGACCGCGGTTGCATCGTCGTCCGAGAATAGCCGCCGCCAACCATCCGGCGTTTCACCGAACACGACACGAACGAACAGCCGCGCATTCGCCTGCATGTGCGCGTCGTCGCTCGCGCGCGTGAACTTCTCGCGAACCGCCGTTTCGTCGTCGCCCTCCGTTACCCCGGCGATGTCCCGAAGCGCTTCGATCCAGAACATGCGATCGCCAACCGTCGGCTCGCGCACGGCGATCTTCTCGTCGTTCCACTCCGGCACGGTCATCAGCTCGTGCCGCCAGCCGGTCAGCGGATTGAGCGCAGCTGCGCGCAGATCCGACAGCCCTTGAATTTCGTTTTCCACGTACATCTCCTATCTGCATTCTGAAATTACGCCGCCGGCGGCGGTACGATCTTCGGCGCACCGCTCAGCCGAATGCTGTAGCTGGACGAGATGATCGCGTTCACCCCGCCGGACCACGAGTACTGGCGCACCATGCCGATCATCAGGAATTGCGATTTGTCGGAGAACGTGACGCGCAAGACGTGCTTCGCTTTCGTGGAGTGCGCAGCACGCAAGATCAACTGCCCCTCGTCGTCCGACGAGTAATTGCCCTGAACTGAGAATTCGCCCGGATCACCGAGGCCGAGCTCGGATTCCTTTTGCTCGCTAGCGAACGTCGTCGCGTCGATCTCTTCGGACTGGCCACCCTGCCACTGGATTTGCTTGGTGGTCGTGTTGAGATCAACGAAGGTGATGTCGTTCGCATCGAGGTCGTACGACGGCACCTTCGAAACTTCAACCTTGGTTCCCTGCGATCGGATACGCTTGCTTCTTTCGGCCATAAGCCCCTCACAAATGAAAAGGCCCGCACGCGGCGGGCCAAATGAATCGTCGTGGTGCAGGTCAAAACTCGACCGACAGTTCCAAGCTGACGCGGAAAAGTCCTGTGTCCGCCGAATAGTCGTCCGGCAACTCATCGACACCTCCGACCGAGAACCGATCCTGAACCGACATCGCACGATCGATTGCCAAGTCGGCAAGCCGATCGGCGTCGGTGAACGTCGACGCGTAGCAGTCGATCTGATAGGAACCGGAACGGCCGCCAGTCAGCCCGGCGAGCGCCATGTCGAGCGCGCCATGTACGCGCGTCACGACGAAATACGGCGCCGGCGCCTTCGCCGGTGCGACGCCTAGATACCCCTTCGCACCACCTATGCCCTGCAGGGCGTCACGGATGACGATCACGCTCACCGCCGCCCTCCGAGCGCTTGATCGATCGCGTGCGCCAACTCGGTGCGAATCGCCCCCTCGGCCTCGCCGATCGACGCGTCAAACGCCGGCCGCATGAACGGCTGGGCCTTCATGTACTGCGTGCCGAACTCGTCGAAGCGCCAGTAGAACGCGTTGTTCGGCGAATCAGCCTTGCCCTTCGTCCGGACCCGTACGCCGGCCGTCGCCAAACCCGGCGCATCCTTCTGCCGAAGTGCAGCCGAGACGATATTGCGCCGCAACTTCCCGGTCTTCTTCGGCGCGCGCTTACGCGCCTCGTCACGGATCACCTTCGCACCAGCCAACGTCGCGCGCCTAAGCGCCTTCGCCGACTGCGATTTCGCAAGCTTCTCGAAATCCGCACGCAGGTCGGCGAGCCCGATAATCTGGATGCTAGACATACTTCTCTCCCACCTTTACCGACAAGTCGACATAGCCTTGCCGGCGATTCGGCAGCACTGCAGCAATGTCGTATAGGCGACCGTCATGCCGAATCCTCATCTCACTGTCGACATCGCGGCGAAATCGAATGCGCATACTCGCGATAGCAGAGCTATGAATTGCTCCCGAGACGACGTACTCCTTCCCACTCAAAAAGCGAACGTTCGCCCACACACTGGCGTGTTCCACCCAATCACCGGGCAACGGTTCGTCGTTCTCGTTTACGCCTCCACCACGCTTTTCAATAGTGATTCGCTCAGTCAGCTCGCCTGCCTTCAGCATGTCACACCCCTAAACCAGCTCGATACGGGAAAAGCAAGCTCTTCGCCCCGCTCGGAAGTTCGGTGACGCTCGCGGACGCCCCCGAGACAACGTCCTCGCGAAAGGCGTATAACTTTCCGATCGTGAGCAGGATTGCCGCCCGAATCGCATCGTTCGCGACGATCGGATCGGCGCCAGCCGTGGCGTCCGCAACTGCCGCCTGCATCTCGGCGTCGTTCGCGTAAAGCTTGCGATCGACGTAGTCGGAAGCCGATTGCGTTGCGGCGCCGATGTAGATCTTGATCAGATCGTCGGCAACCCCTGCGTCCTCGCGCAGGTGTGCAAGCGCAACATCGAGCGAGACGATCGGCGTTTGGTCGGCCATTTACGGAGCCCGCCCTTTGTTTTGTGTGGCGGGCGCCTTCTTGTTCATCGCCGCCGGAGCTGCCACGTGCGAATCCGGCGGGTCAACCTCGCGAACAAGGCCGTTCACTCGCAGTTCCGCAGCTCGTTGACGAGAAACCGGGTACGGTGCACTCGACGGGCTTTTATCCCCATCCTCGCCACCGTAAGAACGCATGGGCTTTACCCATACGCGGTTCGGATTGTTCATTTCCAACACCCTGTCAAAAAAATGGCCGCCCGCGGGCGGCCACCATTGGTTGCAGAACCCCGATCAGCCGCCGGCTTGCTCGACTAATGCACCGGTCACGAACGATTCCGGACGATAGACGGCAAGCGCGAGGCGTTCCTCTGCACGGATCGACACCATGTTCTTTTCGAAGTCGTCGACGTTCTCGGTCGACAGAAGAACCTCGATCTCCATGCGGTCGAAGATCTGAGCCGCCATCGAAAAAGCACCGACGAGGAAGTCGTTCGCAGTCATCGCCTGCGTTTCAACGACCGGCAGATTCCACAGGCGCGGCGTCGTACCGTTGACCGGATTGCCGACGATGTATCGCCCCTGGCTATCCTTCGTCAGCTCGATCGACGCCCAGTCGATCGGATTCAGGACGATCCCGGTCGCCGGAAATTCGGCGAGAACTGCTTGCAACAGTGCCAGACGGATCTTGTCGATCGGCGTCGCATTCGCGAGCGTGATGGACGGCATGAACGCTGACGCTTGGGGCAAGATGCCGAGAATGTTCGCCCCGGTACCATCGCCCTTCAGAATTTGGCCTTCCTCGGTGAGTTGAAGCCCGTACCGGGCACGGCCGTCGATATACGATTGCAGTGCCGGCGCATCGTCGAGAATCTGACGCGACGCCTTGAACAGATGTGCGATCGTGCGAACCGGCTGGTTCTTCAGATTGAACTTCAGATCCGAAGTCGGTTTCTGTGCGCCTTCGGCTACTGCCGCTGCGTTGTTCGTGAAGCCGGTTTCGACGGTGTACTCGATGCTACTCGACGACGTCTGGCCCGGCATGAGCAGATCGCGAATCGTCATCTTCCGTTGCGGCGGCGCAATGATTCCCGCTTGACGGTCCGCGACGACCAGCGAGTTGCTGCCGCTCACGCCGCTGCCGACCGTCGCAGGCACGTTCATGATGCTCTTGCGATCGACGCGAACGCGCACTGATTTGCGCGCGCTTCCGTCCATCCCCTTCATCTCCTCCGATTCGGTCACAAGTTGACCGAGGGTCTTCGGCGTTTCGAGTTCGGCGCTACCGCCGCCGCGAGCCAGCTTTTGCTCGGCCTCCAGCAGACGGGCTTGGAGTTCGCCCTGCTTGATCAACAGCTCGTCGACCGTGGCTTTCGTTTCTACACCCAGATCGCCAGCCCTCTTTGCTTCAGCGAGCGCTTTCTCGCCGGCGGATTTCACTTCGTCACCGATGCGCTTGAGTTCCTTCGTGACAGTTTCGAGCACTTGCTCCGGGTGCGAGTCGCTGCCGCTCTTGCGGCCGAACTGTCGCGGTTCGTTCATGTGACTCATGTTCATTCCTTGAAAGTAAGAGATTTGAGGCCGTCGAGCAGCCGATTCACGTCGTTCGCCATGTCACCAGACTCACTCTGGAGCAGATGTTTCAGGCCGCGATTGGCGATAACCGCGGCCATGGACTTCGAGAAGCCTGCCTCACGCAGGAACCGCTCGAATTCCGGAAGCGATGGCAATCCGCCGTGCGCGATGATCGATTTCACCGCGTCGATTCGCGCATTCGCGTTTGCCGGATTCGTAACGATGCTGATCTCGACCAGATCGACTTCGTTCAGCGTGCGAATCCCCGTTTTTTCGTTGTAATCCGACGAGAGCACGTAATAGCCGATCGACAGTCCCGTGATGGCCTTTGCCTTCATTCCGCGATACGCGATCCTTGCATTCGGCGCTTCGTCGATCCACAGATCGCCATCCCCGTAGAGACCCTTGTCGTCCTCCTTGAGGCCGGCCCATGATCCGATCGGCGTATAGGAGTCGTGCTGCCACAGAACCGGCAACGCCCGGCCGCTCTTCTTGAGCGCATCGAGACTGTTTGAAAATGCCCCCGGCGCCACAATTTCCTTATAGCTGTCGACCACTCCGAATACCGACCCATATCCCGAAAACTGACCTGCATCGTCGACTGACTTGACGTCGAGATCAAAGGCACGGACCTTGTAGCCGCCTTTACCGTTCTTGCGTTGCACGTGTTTTTTCCTCCTGGTAGAGCCACGCTTTCAAGGCGTCCTGCGCAGCCGTAGCCGTCGTGTGCTCACCGAGCTTGTCGATTGGGAGCAATGCCGACTGAACCGTCAACACTGCTGCATTGCCACCCATCGGCGGCAGGTTTTCCTTCGCCCGACATTCGTCACGCGTCATCAGGCCGTTTTGGGTCATCGTTGAATAGAACGCCGCTCGGCCTGTACTATCGGCTCGCAACAGCCCTTCGACGGAGAACTCCGCATAAAACTGATCGCGCTCTCCCGGCCTCAGCAGGGACCGTCGCGCTGCCTGTTCAATCCGCGTCAACCAAGGCCGCAGGGTGAATGTCAAAAAGCCGAGCGTCTGTTGTTCGATCCCAGTTCCCCAGCTTGTCGATTTCTCGCTGTGGCCGACCATAAATGGCGGAACGCGATACCAGCGGCAGATTTCCTCGATGTTGAATGCCCGCGTCTCCAGCAACTGGACATCACCGGGATTCATCGTGATGGCCTGGTACTTCATCCCGGCTTCCAGCACCATCGTTTTCCCGGCCTGCATGGCGCCGCCAAACTGCTCTGCTAGATCCGTTCGAATCTCCGCACGCTTTTCTTTCTGGAGGATCTGGTCGGTCGAGAGCACACCTGACGGTCGCAACCCATTCCGAAAGACGCTCGCACTCGTCTTATTCGCGGCCGTCGAATTCCCAAGAACCTCACGTGCGTATTGAATCGGCGTAAGACCCATCAAGCCATCGAGACTGAACCCTCGAACGTGAAACACATCGTCCTCGGCCAGCGTGCTGACAGTTCCATCGACGTTGCGATAGGTGTATTGCAACGCTCCGCTTGTGAGGCGCTTCACAGTCGTACGCTGTGGCAGCATCAGCTCAAGGCCGATGAGCACACCCGCCGACCGGAGCTTTCTCGCGTACCCATTCCCCCATAGCAGCATGCTCGCGACGATCACTTCCCAGAACTCGGCCGCAGTGTTCTCTGCGTTTGGCTGAGAATGGATGACCGTGTACAGCCGGTGTTGCTTCGCGAGAACACGCGTTCCGTCTGGCTTGGTCTGATAGAGATTCAACGGAAGAGTCGCGATTGTTTCCGCGATCAGACGGACACACGACCACACCGCAGATAGCTGAAGTGCCGAATCGGCCGTCACCGTCTCTCCGCTCGATGACCCCATACCGCCCCACGCGGACCAGAAGCTCCCGTCGGTCAGCGAAATGGGCACGCCAAGCCATTTCAAGAAGCTTGACTTGATGCGCCCAAGCGCCCTTTGTTTGCCTTGCTTCATACGATGATCGGACTCGAGAAGAACTCGTCGATTGAGCCAGCATGACTTTCAAGCATGGCGCGGCCTATCGCCATGATTAGTGCGACAGCACCGTCAATCTTGTTGTCGTTGCCCTGCTTGATCGGGCGCACCACATCGTCATTTCCCGGCAGGTTCTTGCCGATGACGTTGCTGACACACCACGTCATGATCGGATTGCCGTCGTGATGGAATCGGCCCGCAGTAATCGCCGCCTCAAGCTCCTTCATTGGGTCCGACATGTTCGTGTAGTTCTGCACGATCGTGACCGGCGTCAGCCCTTCGTCCTCGAGCTGGTGCGACAGGTTCGTTGCGCCGTGCGGGTCGAGCGGAGTACATTGCACCGGACACAACCGGTTCGCATCCTTCGCCTCCTCGAGAATGTCGCGATAGTCGATCTCCGCGCCATCCGTTTCGAGCAAACAGCCCTGATTGACCCACGCCTGATATCGCTCCGCCATACGACGGTTTTCGGTATTGCGCACGGTGTCTTCGGGCACCCAGAACCGCGGCGCAACGCAGAAGTAATGCCGCCGCCCGTCGATGTCGTGCCAGAAAAGCCGGGCCATACTGTTCAAATCGAGCTTGCGCGCCATGTCGAGCGCGAGCACGCAATCTTGCCCCTCGAACTGCTCAAGGGTCAGCGATCGGTCTTCGCATGATTTCCAGTCTTCGAGGTTGAAATAGCCCGCCTTGGCCGACGTCCAGACGTTCAAGTGCTTCGTCTTGAACGTGTTCGTGAAGCGCGCAGACTTAATCGCACGCTGCTGCTGGCTTTCCAGATAGTCCTGATAGACCGAGATTCCGATATTCGGATTGGCTTTCGCCAGCACGCGCGGATCGGTCCAATCGTCCCCTTCGTCGATCGTCCAGATCCAGCCGAAAAGCTCGTCGTCTGGCACCGTCCCTTCGAGCATTTCGATCACCTGCCGGCGCTTGTCGAAGCACGGCCCCTCGATGTTCGCGCCCGCAGTCGTGATGATGAACATGAGCGGCTGTCGACGCGCGCCCATGCCAGTCAGCATTGTTTCGTACAGCGCGGCGCTGTCGTGCTCGTGATACTCGTCCACGATCGCACACGACGGCGACGCGCCGTCGCCTGGGTTGCCGATGATCGGCTCAAATCGGCTGCCGTCGGCCGGCTTGTTCATATTCGAGGCATTCACCTCAATTCCAGCCGAATCGATCAGCATGGGCGAGCGCTTGACCATCAACTGCGCTGGACGGAAAACCTCCCACGCCTGCTTTTCGGTCGTCGCGCCCGCATATACCTCCGCACCGAACTCGTCGTCGAGGACGAACATGCCGATGCCGACGCCCGCGGCGATCACCGATTTGCCGTTCTTTCTGGGGACCTCCCAGTAGCTTTCTCGAAACCGGCGCTTGCCGGTGCGCTTGTTGAGCCATCCGAAGGTCGCCATCAAGCCGAACTTCTGCCAAGGCTCCAGCGTTACCAGTTGCCCCTTGAACGCCCACTCGCCCTTCGTGTGTGGCAGCAGCTCAATGAGTGCGAGCTTTCGCTCAGCGGCCTCCGGATCGAACTTCCAGCGGAAATCCTTCTTGCGGCTCGCTGCAAGGTCGTCAAGGTGGCGCTTGCACGCAAGTTGCACATACCGGCACGCAGGGCGCTTGCCACGAACGACGTCTCGCGCGAACTTGAGCCCCTGCTCTACGCGCGGGAAATTCGTCGCCATGTCTTCCAATCATTTGCCGAGCAGCTTCGCGAAAGGGTTGTCGGGTGTTTTCGGCTTTGCGCCGACCAGGCGCTGCCGGCTCGCCGGGTCGAGCCCCAGCATTGCGCCGAAGCTCGCCATTTGCGCCGCCGCTTCCTTCACAACGGTCGCAGCTGGATTCTTCATCGGACTGCCTTGCGAGCTGTCGACGACAGGGCCGTTGCGCGTCAAATCGTCCTGGGCGGTCCTCCAGTTGCCGTAGGCCGCACAGAAGATTTCGACGATGTGAAGGTCGGTCACTTGCAAGATTTTTTGGCCGCAAAGCAGCGGCACAACGCGCTCCCACATGTCCCGCGCCTCACCGACAATCCAGTCCGGCGGCTCGATGTTCGTGACCAAGCCGAAATCCGGCTCGTCCTTATTCAGCGCGCGCTTGCCGGGATTTCCCGCCGCGATTTTCCGCGCCGTCGGCTTGGGTTTTCTGCCCCGGCCCGGCACTGTCGCGATACCCCCCACTGGCCAACTCCTGAATTTTTAATTTCGCGGGCGTGAAAATTCGACGAAGCGGGCGGTCCCGGAGGCGACACCTCCTAGACTTTTTCACCCCCCTCCCCGCCCGGCGCATACGCCGGGCGGGCAACGACGGGCGCAGCCACCACCACGTCACCTCAACCGCTCGCGCGCCGTCTTCGCCGCGTGACAGTCACGGCAGATCGCTTGCAGGTTCTCGTCGTGGTCGGTGCCACCCCGCGCCTTCGAAATAACGTGGTCAACCGCAGTGGCGACAGTCACGCGCCCTGCTTGCAAACAGGGCTGACAGAGGCCGCTGTCGCGGCGTAAGATGCGCTGCCTGATCTTGTCCCACGCGGTTCCGTATCCCCGCGCATGACGATTGCCGCGCACCGCGTCGGACTTCCACTTGACGGCCTCGTGCGCATGTTGATCGCAGTGCGACTTACCATCCGCGACGAGCGCACCGCACCCCCGGTGCTTGCACGGCTTCATCGGGCGTCGTGCCATCTCTACAAATCCGCTAACTTTGTTTGCATTTTTGTTAGCAATGTGCTAACATGCGTTCATGCACTCAATCGAATTCACCAAACAAGCCGCCCAAGCCCTCAAGGCAATGCCGCGCAACATTTCGGCGACGATTCGGGCAAAGATCGATGCACTGGCAGTTGACCCCTACGCACCGAATCCGAACGCGAAAAAGTTGGCGGGCCAGCCCGGCTACCGGCTCCGAGTTGGCGATTGGCGTGTGTTGTACGAAATCGAAGATGGCCGCGTCGTGATCGTTGTGCTGGCCGTCAAACCCCGTGGAGGTGCCTACAAATGACCGAAGTTCAATTTATCGAGCAGGACGGCCACCGGGCCTTTGCCGTGGTCCCCATCGAACTGTGGGACCGCGTGAAGGACCTGATCGAAGACCTCGAAGATGAAGCGCTCTACGCGCAGGCCAAGGCAAGCGACGACGGCCGCCGCATCCCGGCCGCTGTGCTCGATGCTGAACTGGCGGGCGATCACCCTGTTCGAGCTTGGCGCAATCATCTGCGCATGACGCAAGATGCGCTCGCCGCAGCAGCCGGCATCAGCAAACCGTATCTCAGCCAAATCGAAACCCGGCAGCGCGTCGGTACTACCGACGTGCTGTCTAAGATCGCCAGCGCACTTGCCGTGCCCGTCGACGACTTGATCGAGTTGCCGCCTGCACAGTCGTAACGCAATGTCGCTCGTCTCGTCGATCTGCGTAATGCAGTCGCATGAACGCGATGACCGCCACAGCCGCACGCACCCAGTTCGAACGACGGCGAAACATCAGAACAGCCATATCAGCTCCGGGCGCGGAAACGAAAAAGCCCGCGAGGCTTTCACCTTGCGGGCTTCGTATTCAATCGACGCACCTCTCCCAGTGGGAGAAGTCGCGCGTCTATGCGGTATCGGTCATCTGCGAAGTATGATACATAGTTCGCGCTTGGTATACAAGCGCTTTTTCGAAAGCGTTCGCATTTAATATTCGGGAGGCTTCAAACCAGCACGTCGATAGTGGTCACGCTGCTTCTTCGTAAGCTTACGAGGTACAGCTGGAGTACCTCCGCCTGGCTTCTTGGCGAAAATGTATGCTTCGATTTGACCAGGCGTCAGCGATTCGAGTCGCCTCTTTGCTGAAGCACTCATTGGCAGCTCAGCCAGCAAGCTGAGATTCGATGTGGAAAAAAACAACTTCCCTGCCTCGCAGGCTTCGACGACCGATCGCACTTCGTTCGGCAACTGGTGAACGTCAGTGAACAAAGCATGCAACTTGCTGATGGAAGCTGCTTGCGGATCTGCGGCAAGCAACGCGTCGGTTCGACGCCACATCCTTTCCAAGTCACCCTCAAACAGCGTCCAGACCTTCGAGCCTTCGATAACGCCTTTTCGAACTTCATAGTACCGCGCACTGGAGCGACTTTGCGCCAATCCGGCCGCCACAATCTCGTCGATCTCTTTTTCCGTTCGTTCGATTGTCTCGCTAATAGCCATCGAGACGCCCGACGCGATTCGTCGGCCAACCTCCTGCGTCGCCTCCGGAAACATTTCAGAGAATGCACTCTTCCACGTAAGCCATCTCTGCGCCGAACTATAGGCAGAGCGCACATCGCGTTCGATTGTTTGTAACGTCGCTCGGTCCAACAGAACGGGCATCATCGTTTCGCGCAATCGCCCCTCCGTCATCCGCACCATCTCCTGACTGAACTTCGTCGAGAACTTGTCAGGATCGGCACCGCAAATGTGCCCTATATTTGATACGGCCCCATCCTCTAACTCAATAATCACGCCGGACTTGTGGCGTGCGCCACAGTTCGTCAGCGAACATTGAATCTCGAAAGGAAACGTATATGGCCAAATCACTCTTCTGAGCTCCGTGGCAGCAGGATCAACTCGGTTTGTGTAACCGGGAAGGCTCTTGAGATCGGTTGGAGTCTTAACTGCCCTACAAAGCTCATCAATACCCATATCTATTCCCGAAATCGCTGTATTAACCTATCAACCTCTTTTTGTCGCGCCACATGGGCACGCCGTTTCTCCGTCATTCTATCCAAAACTTTTTCGATTTCTCGCTTCGCGTGCGAAAGAGCCATGTTGAAGGTGCTGACCGGTCGGTGCGGAATTCGAAGCTTTCGACAAATCACTCTAGGGTCCATGCGAAGTATGTAGTGCATGCGCAACACTTCTTTATCAAACGGCATGATCTTTCTCCATGCTTGCTCTACCTCATCGGCATCTAGCAAATCGATAACTGTGACCTGCGCGACGCGTTTCTCGATTGACGGCGCGACGTATCGCCCTTCTGCCGACCCGATAGCCCGCCCGCCCCCGCCCCCGTCCGTTGTGCCTTTCCCCAGTTTTCCAGTCTAATTTCGATATCCCTATGCATTCCTGCCTCTCCAATCCGACTTCTTAACTAAACACTCACGGAATCACTCGAAACGGGATACCCCAGTACATCAGCCAGCTAATCAGGACGGTGCGTATCTCCTCGCTGCGCGGAAACCGCATTTCGATTTGACCGTCTTCGAGCTCGGCGCCTTCGAGCGGGCAGCCGGGAAAGGCAATGAAGCGAGCGCCGGACGCCGCTTCATTGCGACGCACCGCCATCTTTGCCACGGGCTCCGCAATCTCACCCAAGTCGAAGTAGAGATAGGCGCTCAAGACATCCCCCGCACGTCCCATGCGCTATCTCCGCTCTCGATGAATGCGCCGAGCACGCCCGAATGCCTATTGCGATGCACGTATGCCTTCGTCCGGAAAACGCCCGGCTCCACCCAACGGCCATCGCACTCCGGGATGCGCGATCGGTGCATTTCGGGAATAAACGCATCCACCTCGACGGCCGCGACCAACTGGCGCTTGACGGTTGCGATTCGAGCGATTCGAAATACTGTCGCGTCGATCTCGCGCTTCCGCTCACAGACGATAATTCCGCCACGTCCGCGATGTCTCGGCACGCTATACGAGCCGTCCGGAATCTCAACCCACATCCTCACTGGCAATTTGCTTCTCCCATCTTTCGAGCCCGTACCGGCTCCCATTCCTCATATGCCCGATCCCACACATCGAACTTGGCCTGCTTCGGCGTGCCGACCCGGTTCTGATCGATCCACGCGTGACACGCGCCGCAACCGGGAACCGTAAATTCGTTTCTCGCCTTCATCGCCCCGGCCTTCCCGTGGCGCGATTGGTTCGAGTGGCACGGCACAACGGTTTCGTCGAGCGGGTTAAGACGGCACACACCCGGCACACGCAGAAAGCACGGTTCGCCGCGGCACGCCGCCAAATACTTCGAACCCTCGGCGACGGTCGGCCGCTTGATCCGCTTCACGATCGCCTTCTGACGCTTCAGCGTCGCCGTTCGCGTCAGGCTGCTGAACGGCGAATGCGGCTTTCGTTTGAATCCCGTTCGCTTCATTGGCGCCGATCGCGTTGCGCAACGACTGCGCAGGAACGAATCATCCGGTCCATGGCGAATGCTGCGTGCGCGATCGCCGCGTTACGTTCTCGATGCTGTTCGGCTGCTCGCTTCAAGAGCCTCTCTTGCGGCGACTCAGTCGGCGGCGGAAGTTCCTTGAGCAAGCAGCGGTACGTCGTGGGGCGCGAGCCTTCGATGCGCTCAACATACTTCTTGCCGAGAAGGTTTCGTATGCGCCCCTTCACCGTATCAGTCGTCATCGACGCTTCGTATCCGATCTGCTCAATCGTCAGCCCGCGGCGGCCGGCCTTCCGCTTCAAGCAATCGCAGATCAGCCAGTTCCCCGTGCTCAAGCTCACCGTCTTCTTCACTCGACCTCCTGAATCGTGATGCCGTGCTCTCGGAGCATCAGCTTTCGTTTAATGACGTAGTCCTTGTTCTTCCGTGTCACCGCTGATTTCACGTCCTCGACCACAAGCTCACCCACCGAATTGCGATAGGTGAAGTCGGCAACGTACTCGACTGCTCGCTCGATCGAACCGTCGGAACGCCGCTGACGCGCGATCAGCTCAAACGCCACTTGACGCCGAAGACCGCTGATCAGCCCGACGTCTTGTTGCTTGATCAACTCGAACCATCGCGACCGCTCGCGCTTGCTGTCGAACCTGATGCCGTCGTGCTCGCACTTCGTGTTGCGGTACTTCGAGCGCTTCGCCGTCGTTACCGGCGTGAAGAGTGGCCGGTCGAGGTCGCCGGATGCGATTTCGTCGAATTCGGAGTTCGGCTGCTTGCCCGTGCGGCGCGCCAGCTCGCGCTCGGCGAAGCTGCGACCGATAGTTCGGTCGTCGCGCACGCGTGCCGTGCCAACCATCGCCGTACCCTCGGGAACGACGAGCGGCCGTGAAGCGCGCTTCGTCACGTCGCCTCCTGATCGCGCGGGATGTCGTTGAAGTACCGGTACAACTGCTCGTAGGTCTCATTCCCGAAGCGGGCAGCCTCGCGCAGCATTTCCTCCATCGCCTCGCCGGGCCCGTCCGCCTTGACGACGCGCGCCTTAAAACGCATGAACACTTCGCCCTCGCGCTGCTCGATGCCGAGTTGCTTACCGCGGTCAGTGACACCCTGCGCGCTCTTGTGCCAGTCGGCAGGAACGTCCTGTCCGCTCGTCGCCGTGCTGTCTGACTTCACCGGGAACAGCCCCGTCCAGCCGCGCAGCACCGCTTCGTCGATGCAGTCCGCCGGGGCATGCCCAAGCTCTCTCAGCTTCTCGAGGCGGCGCAGCGACACCTTCGCCGCCGGGCGTGTCCACGGCGCCGACTTCTCCGCCGCTTTCGCCTCGCGGTGCTCGCACCAGTCGAGCCACGCGTCGACGGGCAACCAGTCGGGCAGCTCGATTGATCGCAGTTCGCCATGCAACGCAACTCGCGGCGCACGCCGCGCGGGTTGATGGTTCTCTGATGGTTCTATGACGGTTCCTGATGATTCGGGTGCAAAAGCTTTGCACCCTTTAGTGCTGTGATTTGCACCCTTTATGTCGTCAGTTGCACCCTTTACGTCGTCGTTTGCACCCTTTCCATTGGGTGCATTTTTTGCACCCTTTGAACCCGACGAAATGGGCGCAAGTTCTGCACCGTTTATCCAGTCCGAATTGATTCGGTATTCGCGCGTATTCCCACGCCCGCCCTTCGACTCGCTCACGAGTATTAGCCAGCCCGACTGCTGCATCCGGCGAAGCTGGTACTGCACTGCACGCGGCGATTGGCGCGTCTTCGCAGCCAACTTGTCGACGCTCGGATAGATGTGCGTCCCGTCGTCGTGCGAATGGTCCGCAAGTGCCAGCGCGAGAATCATCTCGCCGCCGCCTTCCGGATAGCGCTCGAACACCGCGTTCATAACCTTGACGCTCATAGGCTCCTCAGTGCCCGCACGGCAACGCGCCGTGAGCGTCAGTCTTTGCGCCACATGACAGACACGTACGCGTGGCCGCTGCGCGAGCTGTCGTCGCAACGGGCGTCACTTCGCCAGCGCGCGCCGGAACTGGCTCTTTGATGTCGGTCGGATTCAAGACGCCCTCCCGAGAGTCAAGCGATAGGCGCTCGGGTGACCGGGCCGGCGCGTAATGCGCAGCGCACCGGCCTCCTCCAACGTGCGAAGGGTCGACGACACGGTCACACGCGTCACGCCCGCGAATTCCGCAATGGCGTCGATCGACGGATCGCAATTCCCCTGCTCATCGGCCAACCGCGCCAGAAAGATCAGGATCACCTTGGCTGTCGGCGGGAACTGCTCGCGCATAGCGCGGTTGAGGTGCTCGAAACTCATTCGGCGGCCTCCTGTGCGCTTTCCGCGTCGTCAATACCGAGCACCCATCGCAGCGCCGCCAAGCGCTCGCCCGTCGCCTCCGCGAGCGCCGCCTCGATCTGCTTACGCGGACGTACGCGTGCCGCCGTACCGCCGAGCACGGCCTTCTGCGCACGCGAGCGCGCGTGCCCTTCCTTGCCGTCAGCGGCATCGATCAACGCCTGAACCTTCGCGCGTTGCTCGTCGGGCGACAGCTTCGCAAGCTTCAGCGCGTGCGACACAGTGATCTGTTCCGCCTCAACAGCGTCACGCACCGCCATGCAGCAGTCGAGCAGCTTCAATGCGGAGCGCACGGTCGGCACCTCGACGCCGAACGCGACAGCGATAGCATCCTCGGTGTGGCCGACGTCGAGCATGCGAGCCATCTTCTCGGCCCGGTTGATCGGCGAGTCTTCTTCGCGGATCTCGTTCGTGCTGACCATCATTCCGACGAACGACTTGTCGCTGTCGCGCATAACGCGCTTTGGGATCGCCGGAATCGTGATCGGCTCTTCGCCCGCATCGATCAGTTGACGGTTCAGCTCGCGCGCGTTAATCACTCGGCGACGGCCGTCGATCACGAGGTTCTCGCCCGTCTCCGGGTCTTTGTAGAAGAGCACCGGCTCGAGCACGCCCTGCGCCCGGTAGTTCCGAACCGTCTTCTGGTTCGGCGCCTGATGTACGCGCCGGTCGTACAGCGGGTGCTTCGGGTCCGTGACGAGCGTCAGCTTGTCGGGGTCCATCGAAAGGACGTTGCCCTTGCCCGACGCCCCGTAGACGTCGATTGAGTTTTTGGCCATCAGTGGCTCCTGTTGAGATAGTTGGTGTGTGGAGCTATTCGCAGAGCCCGTATGCGGACGAGCATGCCGTCGCAGGTTCTGCGTCCGCGAGAAGGTCGTATTGCCGACCGCCACGAGTCGTCTTCGACCACTCGACGACTTGCCAGATGTTTCCTCGCTCCCGCGCCGTGTCCGTCTCGCCTGGGGCCGGGAAGAAGGTGGAGTTGCCACGCTTCGACGCATCCGAAACGATGCCTTCCCACTCGGCGATCATCTCGATGTGGTCGCGGTCACGCATATCCCATTGCCGGATCTCGTCTTTACCAGCATTGATGCAGAGGCAACCGACGCGCTTGCGGCCTTGCAGGTAGAGCGGGTTCGGTCTGATACCGGCTACGCGGTGCGCTTCGAATATGGATTCGGCCGTCCAGCGCAACACCGGCCGATAGATGAACAGCCCCCCGCCGACCTCTTCAAACGATCGGACGCATGCCCCTGTGCCCTGCAGGCGGTTGCGGCGCGCCTCGCTCTCCTCGATGCGGACACCTTGCCAAGACCACACAGCAACACCCGCCTCATCGATCAGGTTCAGCGCGTACTCATTCAGAGGCTCAGTCTTGAGGAAGTACGTGCAGAACTGAGCCATGCGGCTCGGGAAGCGCCCCTTGATGATGCAAAGGTCGAGGAAGGGGATGCCGGTCGGCCCACGCTCGAACACGGCTAAGGCGCGCAGGACGACGTTCTCAGGAACACCCTTCTCCGGCCACTTGTCGCGAACGTAGTCGCGCCGATGCCACCACTCGGGAGTGAAGTCACGCTTGAGACGCGCCACCGGGATCGACAGGACGTCTTCGAGATAGTCGACATACTCGTAGGTAAGACGGTGCTCGTTGCCTGTATCCGCCATTGCGACACGGACGTTCTCGTGTCCGTGCAGCTCGAGCGCGACGAGCAGCGTCGCGGTACTGTCCTTGCCGCCGGACAGAGAAACGACGTGGAGGGTTGGGCGCTCGCTCACATGACCTCCAAAACGAATCCCGGCTGCCGCAGACGATCGCGCTGCAGCGGCTCATAGTCCGGGTTGAGTTCGCAGCCGATGAAACGGCGGCCGAGGCGCTGCGCTACTTGTCCGGTCGTGCCGCTGCCGAAGAACGGATCGAACACGACGTCGCCCGGCCGACTGCCGGCGAGCACGCAAGGTTCGACGAGCGCCTCGGGGAAAGTTGCAAAGTGGGCGCCGTCGAACGACTGCGTCGGGATCGTCCAGACGCTCCGGCGATTTCGACTCGTGACAACGTCGTCGACGGCTGCCGAGAACGATTCGTTTTGCTTCTGCCGCTTTGCACGAGCGCCGCGGTTGTGCTCGACAGTCGAATGTGCGCCCGGTCCCGTCTGCCAACCGGCGACCGCTACAGCTTTCGGATTGACGCCCGCGGCGCGCTGCCGCTCGGCGTACGCGACGAGTCCGCTTTTCGTGCGGTGATGCTCGTCGCCCGCCGCAAATGCATTTGTGGCCTTGTGTGACCGATTGCCGGGCGAACGTGCATGAGCACCACCGCTCACAGGCTCCTGCATCGCGTGGAAGTCGTAGTAGTAGCGCTCGCTCTTCGAAAGCAGAAACAGATATTCGTGTGCCTTAGTGCAGCGGTCGCGCACGCTCTCGGGCATCGGGTTCGGCTTGTGCCAGATGATGTCCTGTCGGAGATACCAGCCGGCATCCTGCAATGCAAACGCAAGACGCCACGGTTGGCCCATCAGATCCTTGACCTTCAGACCGTCGATGCCCGCTTTCCTGTTGCTCAGGCAGATGTTCTCCTTAGCGCGAGCGCGCCCGGCAAACGTCTCTCCGCGCATCGGCGTCTGTCCGCCCGATGAGGCATAGGCATCGCCCATGTTCAGCCAGAGCGTCCCGTCGTCCACGAGCAGTTGGCGGCAGAGCTCGAACACGCCGACGAGCGTGTCGATGAACTCGCGCAGTGTCGACTCGCTGCCGATCTCCCTGCCCTTGTCGGGATGTCCATCAGGCAGATACGAGCGAAGGCCCCAGTACGGCGGCGACGTCACGATCGTCTGCACACGCACGCCGTCGGCGATCATCGCGCGCATCAGGTCACGGCAGTCTCCGCGGTGGGATTGATCGAGCCAGTTCATCCGATCACTCCTCGGCACGCTTCGATCCACGCAACCGCCGCTTCCGCGTTGATCGCGTTGCCGTACCCTCGGAGTCGGCCTTGGCGGCTGCCTTGGTCTTTCCGTGGACGAAGCGCGGCGAGGCGCGCTTGATCGGCGCGCACTCGTCCCATGCGACCGGCAGACCCATCAACCAGCGGGAATGTGCCGGATTCAACTGGCCTCCACTTTCCATCCCGACACAAGAGCCAGTCAGCAGTTCGCCAGAAGCCGTTAGTCGAGCCGGCATGGGGTTGTCCTTCAGGAGCGCCGCCGCGCGGTTCAACGTGATGTTCGTCGTCGAGAACTGCGCAGCTGGATTCCGGAGCGCATCCGTTGATGTGGGTGTCGGCCAGCCTGCGAGCCAGTGGTGTGCCGCTGCGTCCAGGCGCATCCCCTTTTTGCCGCCGCCCCGCTCCGAATACGGTTTCGACGGTGCGCCTTTGAAATCCGTCGACGTAGGTGTCGGCCATCCCGCGAACTGCGCCACGTGATTCAGGCTCACCGCTACCTTGCGACCGTCCTGCGTCTTGCCCGTCGCGCTCAAGCCCTCGAACGATTGCGAGCCCTCCGCGTTGCCGACTGTCGGTGTCGGCCAGCCGGCCAGACATGCCGCTGCCGCCAGATCCGGCCCATGATTGCGCATCGCTTCCATCAGCCCCCTCTCGAACGTGCGCACGCCTTTCTCTGCGAGCGCGGCCGTAGGCGTAGGCCATCCAGTACGCCCGGTCGCGGATGTGCGGAGCACCGACGCCCGCAGACGGAAACGGGACACACCCATAGGCGTAGTCCAGCGCTTCCACGTCAGCTTGAACAAGGTCGATCCAAGGGTCGACAGCCGAGCTCGCAACCTGCTCTCCAAAGACGATTGCAGGGCGGCGCTCGCCGATGAGCCAGTACCACGCAGGCCACAGGTGCCGCTCATCATCAAACCCAAGTCCTTTGCCTGCCGCGGAGAAAGGTTGGCACGGACAGGAACCCGTCCAAACAGGTCGATCGTCGGGCCATCCGGCGCGACGAAGCGCGTAGGACCAGACGCCGACGCCTGCGAAGAAATGGCACTGGGCGTATGGACGAAGGTCGTCGGGATGCACGTCGCGGATGTCGCGTTCGTCGACGTCACCGGGCGCGATGCGGCCTGCCGCAACGAGGTTGCGCAGCCACTCCGCGGCGACTTGATCGTGCTCGTTGTAGTAGGCGACACTCAAGCGCTCCCCACTACTCGGCCATGCCGCGCAGCCGCGCGGAGATATCGAGAAGCACCTGCGCATGCTTGAAGATTCGGTGATCCACGCGCTCGATCTCGTGCCGCTCGACACGGCCGTCTTCGAGCGTCTTCACGATCTCCTGCCCGACGTCGCCGTGCGTCGACCACGCCTTGCCCATCAGCTCGACGATCGCGGCGTCGCAGCAGTCAACGGCGCTCGGCAATTTCACGAGCGCGTAGCCACGCTCGCCAGCCCACGCTTCGAGCATCCGATCGTCGTTGGTCACGTCCGTCGCGCGAACCGCGTCAGCAAGCCCGAGGTGATGCGTAGCGTTGTTCGGGTTCACCTTGTTCCGCAGCACCGCCGCCGACATACCGAGACGCGGCGCGAGCGACTCACTGCCGCCCGGGTAATCGTGAACAACCGCGTATGCGGCGTCGATGATGTTCATTCAATCCTCATCTGAACGTTGTTTGTCGCGGTAAGGACTACTACAGTGTGTCCCTATGATGCGAACGAAAATTCAATTTCCTCAACCGCGCCATGCAGGCGCGATCTACTGCATTGGGCGAGGGTCCCGAGCTTTCGTCTTAGAATTGGCAGTTCTCACACGACCATTCCTATACGGGGGGCCCTCATGAACAACAACGCAGACCAGGAAGAAAACGCACTTGCAGCGCGAATGCTCGTATCAGCACTCATCGAATACCTCGAACCCGATCTGCCCGACATCCGCCGCGTCTTGACAAAGGCACTATCGACGGCACGCGATTCCATCGAGGGCCAATCTGAAATCGAGCGACGCTACAAAGTTGCTCTCACGACCGCAGTCGGAATTGCTAGCTCGGCCGACGAGAAGCCGCAATTGACTCTCGTACCGCGCGAGTAACTCGATCGCTCAACTCAGTCTCATACACCGGTAGTTCTGTAGCGGACTCGGCTCGGATGGTCTTCTCGCCCAACGACCCAGTCGCCTTTACAACGGAAACCACGTGTCGTGAACTGAGCGCCTTGCCACCGTGATTCTCGAACCGCCAAAGCTGACCACCGGGCTTTACCGAGTCAGCGATGGCGGCATTGACCGCCGGCCGGATCAGCCAGAGAACGAATCGTGCATACAACTGCTTCATGCCCCCTCACCGATAGTCGTAGCCTTGATCTGCATCGGCAGGAACTCGCTGAGCGCCAGCCATGCAAGACGCTCACGAGCCGCACGGCGCAGATTCGAATTCTTGAGACGGAGCTTTCCGTTGACCCGCTCGAACCGACTCTTGCGGCGAGCCTCGCGGACCTCGCGCGGAAGCCGCTTTTTGATCCAGGCACGCTGCATCTCCCGGCTCTGCCGGATGTGTTCTTGCGTCAGTGCCATGTCAGGCAACCTCCTTTTGTTGATGGGCCGCAGGATATCTTTAACCCAAACAAGGTAAATAACTGAAAGCGATTTCGCCCCTTACTTCATTGAACCCGAGGGCGTCATCCCGCGAGCTCCTTCTGCTCCCGCAAGCTCTCGTCGCCGCGCAGCATCAGTTGGCGCAAGACGACCCAACCTTGGTAGTCCGGCCGGAGCGTTTCGCACACGACGCGCGGATCATCAACGGCGCGCTCAACAAATGGACAAGCTTCGATCGGCGCACGGCGGTCCCGCTTAATCCAATTACTTGCAGCTTGGGGGGATACGCCGACCCTCCTCGCAAAGTCGGCTTGCGAGTCGCAAAGGCTGACTGCGAGGCACAACGTTTCGAATGGTGAGAGTTGCGACGGAGTGTTCATGCGCGAACGATAAACCATAGTTTATCGTCAGTCAACTCTCGTTTATTGATCGAATATACAATTGTTTATAGAGTCCGGCTCATGGCACTCGGAAAGAACGTCGCACGACTACGCACCCTGACGGGCGAAACCCGTCCGGACCTTGCGCGCGCTATCGGCATCGAATCACAGCAGCCGATCTATGCGCTGGAAAAGCGCGACAGTAGCCGGTCGGATCTTGCGCCACAGCTAGCAAAACACTTCCGGGTTGATTTGAACGTGTTGCTTGAGGACGATTTGTCGCGCCTCGACAGCGCGGGACTTGACGCGCTGCGTCGATCGCGAAAACCGCCTGTCGGGGCTGGGAAGAAGGTGAAGATTCAGGAGAGATTTGATGCTGCTCCTGAGTCGATACAGCAGGCCGTCCGCGACCTCCTCGAGCTGCCCATTGCGGACGCAGAAAAAGTCGCGGCCCTGATAGCCGCCTTTCGCAGCGATCGTTAGTGGACGTCTTGCAATGTTTGCGCTATAGACTCGACGGCGTCGTCAATGTCACCGCAGACATCCCCTGCAATCCATCTCCCACACCGCGCAAGGTCGCTCGTAATGCGTGATTGATCCGACCGATCCGACAGTGCATCAATCGCGGAGAAGATCGCTTGTAAATGTCGAATTCTCTCTGCCGCGAGAATCCCGAGATCCTTTGCAATAAGGCTCACGGACTGCAACGCCCCCGCGGCAAACTCCCTGTTGTATTTCTTCAAGTGGCCACCTCGTAGGTCTGATTGAACGTTCGCAGGGTGCGCGCCTCTCGGCATCGTCCATCGAGAGGCCCGCCCAATCGGCTCTACTTCCTGCGAGGTTGCCAGAGAGACACGGATATCAAGCTCACGATGGCCGCTGCTATCACGTAGAATGCCGGCGCGAGGTTGTTGTGCGTGGTCGCAATCGCCCACGTAATGATCGCGGCGGAGAATCCACCAAACGTGATCACGGCGAGGTTGTACGAGATCGAAATCCCAGTCGACAGAACCCCGTCTGGAAACATGTCGCTAAGCGACGCCAGGATTGGCCCCTCGTAGCTGGCGATAACGAGCCCGAACACCACCTGGAACACGAGCAACGACTTCAACCCTGGTGCGGCATTCAACATAGCGAACAGCGGATAAGCCGCGACGATCGCAACGAGCAACGCTCCCGCAAGAAACCAGCGGCGCCCAAACAGATCGGAAAGGTGTCCAATCAAAGGCGTGACGAAGAGAACAATTGACGCGCCGACAAGCACTGCGATGAAACCCGTAGAAGACGGGAGTTTCAGAACCTTCGAAGCGTAGGTCGGGATGTAGAACAGTAGGACATAAGAGCAAACCGTCCAGAAGACGACTAAACCAAATCCGACAAGCGCCTCACGCGAAAAGCTCCTGACGACCTCGACGACCGGCGCACACTCGCCCAAACGCTGGTCTGCGGGAAAGCCAGGGTCGTTCAGCCTACTGCGGATATAAATCCCGACCGGGCCGAGACCGAGTCCGAGAAGGAAGGGGATTCGCCAGCCCCAAGATTCGATCTGCTGCTCATCGAGGCACTTCACGATAAACACCGCAAGAACTGACGCAAGGATAATCGCGAACCCGATACTTGCCTGAATCCAGCTCGTGTAGTATCCATGCCGCTCGGCCGGCACGCGCTCGCGAAGATACGCTGTCGCACCTCCCATTTCCCCTCCAGCCGAAAATCCCTGAAGTAGACGCGCGACGACAATCATCAGTGGCGCACCAAGCCCTGCATCTTTGTATGTCGGCGCGAATCCAATCATCGCCGTCCCGGCGGTCATCAATGCAATCGTGACCGTAAGTGCTGCTCGGCGCCCCACTTTATCCGCAATTCCGCCAATCACGATGCCACCGATCGGACGCATAAAGAAGCCTACGCCAATCGTCGAAACCGACAGCAACAGAGACAGGTTGTCGTCCGTCGACGGGAAAAATAGTTTCGCAATAATGACTGAGAAGAAACTATACGAAATGAAATCGAACCATTCGAAACCATTTCCGACGATGACGGCGATTACAGCTCTCCGATGCGTGTCGGAGCTCGCACTCGGCGCGGCCTCGCGCGCGTACGTTGATGTTTGCATTATTTCGTGCCCTCGGATTATTGAGTTATTACGGCTATCAAACAAGATTTGATCGCGCACGAAATATTACGTCTATTTACGAATTACTTACTATGAAAAATTCTCGGGGCAGCCTGACCATAAGGAATGATGCAAATTGAACCAATCGTATGACTTATACATGCGTCAGTAGCCACTCGCGAAACATCGTGACCGCGGGCGTGTCTCGGCGATCCGCAGGCCAGATGACCTGATACGCGCCGCCGAAGCTTGCATGCGCATCCGACGCTAAAACCAGCTTCCCGCTCTCAACAAGTGGCGTGATCATATGCTTCCAGCCCAAAATTGCTCCGTGCCCATGCAGTGCCAGTTGCAGCAGTACTGGGTAGCTGTTCGCAGAAATAGTTCGAGCCGGACGAAACCCGATTTCGCCGACAGTCAGGCGAAACCAATCTCGCCATCCCATCCACTGACGCTGCTGTTCCTCCGCAACAAGTAAAGTTGCCTCCATCAAGTCCTGGGGAGGCACGCGGCGCCCCGCGAGAAACGTCGGCGCGCAGTATGCGTGAACGTCCTCCGCGATGATCGCCGTTCCAGCAATGCCGGGGGGAGGAACGTCGCGAATGTAGTAGACGCCAATGTCGAATTCGGCCGCGTTCAAATTGAACACGCCTTCTCGAACAAGAATTCGCACGGAGACTTCCGGATGCTCCGCGCTGAACTCGGCAATCCGATCCGCCAAAAACAATGTTGCAGTGCCGGACGCGCACGCAATAGTAAGGCTGTGCGGAGTCTGCTCCTTCATCACAAGTGCAGTTGCCTCGACACAGTCGGCCAAAATCGCATGCACCCGATCAGCGTACTGCTGGCCCGCGCGAGTCAAATGCAAGGCCTTGGCATCTCGGACAAAGAGAGTTGTCCCAAGAAACGTCTCGAGCTTCACAACCTGTTTGCTAACCGCGCCTTGCGTCACATTCAATTCCTCGGCTGCTCGCGTGAAGTTGCCGTGTCTTGCGGCTGCGTCGAAGAAAACAAGGCACTGAAGAGGTGGGAGAGGTTGAATTTTCATGATTGCGTCCAATTCCTCCCAAGAATTTACAGGCTGATCCGCGTCTTCGCCACACGCGGTCGAACTTGCCCTCCCACACAGACACAAACTTTTGTTGACTCTTGATAAACTCTTGTTTATTCTTCGATCCATACCGCAGCCTTGCTCGCTGCACCGCTCCGGCGGATCGATCTTTAAGAGTGCCAGCGTACCGGGACCCGCAAGGGAGCAACCGGTCGGCTCTACGGTGTAGCCGAAAAACGGGGTAGCGCCCGACACCACTCAGCTTTCATGAGATGGGGCCCTGCCGATGCGGACGTGGTCTGGCCGCGGCGAGGGAGCCAGAGGACGCCGGAATTGGTCGCGACGCACGTGGCGGTTCGCGAGATAGCCGGATTGTCGTTCGGAGGGGAAAGCGAAGCCGGAAGTCGCGGCAGTGGCCCCATCCCATGAAAACTGACAAGGAAGCAGATCGATTGGTGTTACGCCCTGATCGTTGTATTGAATTCGAACTACTAAATCATGAGGGGAAGCGAGGATCGTAATCGTGACTCTTCGAAAGGAGATCCAGTGGAATCGAAACGGAAGCTGCCGACCGTGTCGGTCGAGTGGCTCGAAAACGCAGCAGCTGACCTCGAAGTCAGCGCAAACGCGAGCCGTGAGACGTGGGCGGTACTCGGCCTATCTCATCGGTACAGCGAGAACATCGGCCGCGCCCATGCTATGCGGCACGCGGCCCGGTTGAAGCTCGAATACGACCGACGCCTCTTTCTACGGTCGATCGGACTCAAGGTCTAGGAGCCGATCGTGAGCCAAGCCGCAAAGAACCTCCTCGAACTGCGCCGTCTGCCTCGCGGCGCGCTTGTCGAGCACCTGTTGCGCGAAGTTGCAAGCGATCTGATCGCTCAGGGCATCGAAGATCTTCGCGGAGGCTGCTGAGGTGAAGCACTTCGTGACTGGGGCTTTGGCCCTGCTGATTCTCTGGCTCGTCGTCGAGGTTACGCGTGCGATGAAGCACATCGGCCGCGGCGAGCACCACATGCACTGACCGACCGCGCCCGCTACAGGAGAAAGACGATGGCTCGAATCGAAATTGCAGTTGCGTCGGCGCACAAGGTAGGCGCGGACGCACCGGATGACGCGTGGTACGTGCAAGTTTTGGTGGCGCGCGGCCGTGTCCTGTACCACGAAGGGCCGCGCGTCGAGGCTTTCTTCACCAAAGAGCAAGCAATGCGTCTTGCAAATCAAGTGAACGCCGCTCGCGTGATCGATACCGCGCATTGGCACGTCTGACCAACCGCGCCCGCCCTGCGGGCAATCACAACCCACCGGGGACCGCGATGCTTCACATCCATGCAAATCACGAATACAACGTCCGTGAAACCCTGACATGGGCCAAGCTCCAAGACGCCATCGAACGCCATGATCGCAACTACTTCGCCGGACATTGCCTCGACGCAATCGAGCTCATGCCGTCCGGCGCCATGCAGCGCATTGAGCCGGCAGCCGATACGTCCATCGAGCCTTTCGCCGCGTCGACCCATGCATACCGTCGGTAATTGCGACGACACGAGACCATCATGAACAGAGTCGCTTTCGACAATGACCTACTCGCCGCGTGCGTTCGGCCGAACGGGCGTCTCGCTCGGGCTGTCGGGATGATCCTCGCCTACGGCATCACTATCGGCTGTGTGTGGTTCCTCTGCGCCGCGTTTCGTGCCGGCGCACTGCGGTAAGCGCCATTGAGTCCTTTTCGCAGCATTGCGCTCCGCATCATCAAAGTGCCAGACTTATGCAGAACGGTCAATCAGACCAACTTTGAAAGCGCATCAGAAAAGCAGTTGTAGTGCTCGCGTATTGCATTGAGATGCTGATAGACGTTCCCTCTGTACACCTCGACGACTTGCGCGTGCATATCATGCCCGATCTTTCGGTCCTCAGCTGAACCGTTGAGATACTGTTCAATGTTTGGACCCACCTCAGGATCACGCATTGGTCCGTCAAAGAACACCTGAATGGAACGTGCGAGGAAGGTGAATTGATCAATGAGCAGCAACAGCTCCGACACCCCCTTGCTCGAGCCGATCTCGTGCATTGGAATACCCTGCAGCGCGCGAACAAGCCCGTCGATTATCGAACGATCATACGTCTTGTAGAGTTCGACCCGCACCGCGTTGACGTCTGCGATCGACATTGTTGAGCGGATCATCTCAGCCCTTTCCCACGCCGCGTCAGCAATGGCAACAGCAGAGTCGCGCCTATCTTGCGCCGCTCGAGCTACCTGCATCTTTATCGACTCGATTGCGCCTTTCGCTTGACGCTCTGCGACCCACAGGGCACCAACAATTGCAGCAATAGAGCCAATTGCCTGCAGCCAACTGGCCATGATCGATCGATCGTAATCACCTTTCCCGCCGATCATGGCACAGAAGTAAGACACGCCAAAGACCGCCACCATCACAGCGAGCGAACCGCCAACGAGCTTCCAGTTTTTCATCACGTCCTCATCTGTTTTGGCGCGAATCGTAGCACGACGACTTATCCCATAACCACGTACATTCCGGCGCTCCGGACGCCTGGCATTTTGTGACCAACGCAACCCACACCGCAGTTCCCCGCTCGCCGCGCGCGGGATTTCCTCTCGGATAAGCGCGGCCTTTCGGCGGGGCGGCCCGTATGTGCGCCCCGCCATTTTTTACCGGAGATACCAATCAAAACCGCTTCGAAGCTCATCGTCGCGGCCGTGCTGTTTCTCGTGCTGCTGTCGATCGTCACCCCGTGGCTGGTGAATCAGGACAGCAGCATCACCCTGCTCGCCGTGCCGTTCGTGTGGCTGGCATATGCCGCCGCCTTTGTGAAATTCATCCCCCCTCATTTCAAGGAGACCAAGTGAAACGCCTGTTTCTGATTCTGATCCTCGCGCCGACGATGTTCCTCGCGGCCGGCTGCGACAACGTCCCAGCCGGCTACGTCGGTGTGAAGGTACAACGCTACGGCGACGACCGCGGTGTCAACGTCGAAGTGAAGGGGCCCGGTCGCTACTTCAACGGGCCCAACGTCGACATGTTCATCTTCCCAACGTTCACGCAGTCCTACGTGTGGGACAAAGCTGGCAAGTCCGACGAGTCGTTCACGTTCCAGACGGTGGAGGGGTTGTCGGTCAACACCGACATCGGCGTCAGCTACGCGATCCCGCGCGAGAACGCGCCCAAGGTGTTCCAGAAGTATCGGCGCGGAGTCGATGAGATCACGGGCGTCTACCTGCGCGCGATCGTGCGCGACGCCCTGAATCTCGCCGGCGCGTCGATGGCGGTCGAGGACGTCTACGGCAGGGGCAAGGCGGCACTACAGCAGCGCGTCGAGGACGAGGTAAAGGCGAACGCCGCGAAGGTCGGAATCAGTGTCGAGAAGGTCTATTTCGTGAATCAGATGCGCCTCCCCGAGCAGGTCATGAACTCGATCAACGGGAAGATCGCAGCGACGCAGATCGCGCAGCAGAAGGAGAACGAACTGCGTGCAGCCGAGGCAGACGCGGCAAAGCAAGTCGCGATCGCCAAGGGCGAGGCCGAAGCGCTCGAGGTGAAAGCGAAAGCACTACGCGAGAACAGCCAAATCCTGCAACAGATGGCGATCGAGAAATGGGACGGCAAGCTCCCCCAGTACATGGGCTCGAACAGCGTCCCGTTCGTCCAGATCAAGTAACGAAATTCTGAGCCCACGCCCGGCTCTCCCCTCGGATATGGGCGGCCTTTAAGGGTGGCCAGTTCGGCACCCTCTTTTTCTCCCGCGGAGATTCAAGAGCGGACGCTCGGCGGTGGCGGTTGGGTCCCGCCACTTCCTCAAATTGATGCCAAGCACTCATGCAACGCTGCCTTATGCGAGCGCTGAGTGTCCGCCCATGAACCCCCGCTTGAGCTGGCGCCTGTACGGGCCAGCACTTTTTCGAATTCCAATGACGTGCATGAGGGCCAAGCCATGAAAGAACTGCAACAAGCCGTCTCCACTGCCTTCTCGAACATCGTCGCGGCCGGCGCGATCGAGAAGGCGATCGAAGAAAAGTTGACGAAGACGATCACCTCGATCCTCGACGAAGAACTCCGCTCGTACTCGACCTTCGGCGAGCAATTGAAAGAGCACGTCAAAACCGCGCTGCAAGTCGATTTGCATAACCTTGGTCTGCCCGGATACAACGACCTCATTCTCAAGATCATCCGACAGCAGGTCGACGCGCAGTTGAACGCGACAATCAAAACGCAGATCGAGAAGCAGATGAAGGAGCTGCTCGCGCCCGCACCGGCCGAAATCAAGCTCTCGCAACTCGTCGAGGAATTCATCAAGGACGAGCATACCAATCGCCAGTACCGCCCGTGCTCGTGCGATGAGTCGGATCGGATCACGCTGATTGTTCGCGAAGCGAGCATCACCAGTTCGAAGTTCTACCACATCTACCTGGACAAGGAGAGCGATACCGAACACTACAAATGCCCGTATCAGATCGACGTCCACGACGGCCAGGTGTACAGCGTTCAGATCGATCAAAAAGACCCTAGCAAGGCGCTGTTTGTCGGCCCCATGCACGGCTTCAAGCGCCGCCTGTTTCAGCTCTACGCCGCCGGCACGAAGCTGATCATCGACGGCGACGAGAACAGCATCAATACCTACTACCCCGGCCGCGACTATTGAACGGAGGCACGACATGACGAATGAGACGAAACCGCGCGCGAACGGCATCGTGAACCTGACGCAGTACGCATTCGAGCTTGTCGGTGCTGTCGACAGGCTGCCTGAGTCTCCGCAGCGCGACGAGGTACTGAAGCAAGCAAAGGCTCTTCGGCTCGACCTCGCGACCGCGACACGGGAATCGCTCTTCGACGGCTTCGTTTCGCTCGAAGGGCTGCGAGCAAAGCTGCTCGCACCGCGCGAGATCCAGCGCGACGAACAAGGCTGGCTGACGCATCCCGAGCTTCCCCTCTGCGACGAGGATGTACGCGTCGACAGGTTCCTTGAAGCGTTCGGCATCGAATCGGCATTCATCAGCATGGAATCCGACGTCGATGCCGAAAGCTACGAGCAGTACTACGAGCGCGCTGACGCCGGTTGCAGCGCATGGACGCCGACGCCACCCGATGGCGAAGGTTGGGTGCTGCTCGAGATTTACGACACCGAAGACGGCCCGCACGCGCTGTTTGCACGTGCAATTCCCCCCAAGGTGCGCCGCGATCGCACACGGCATACAACGGAGCCGACCGGGCGCACATCCGCAGAACAAGCCGCCTATCGGGCGGGGTTCGACGAAGGTAAGAGACAAATGGCTCTCGTCGTCCTGCAATCGCGCAAGCCGATCGACAAGCTATTGGAGGAACTTTGAGCGTGATGAAGAAATCGACGAACGCGAGCACCGAGGCGCAGCTCATTACTCCGGCGGCGCTGACGGACGAGCAGCGAGGGTTGATCGAACGCGCAGAAGACCGCCTTCGCGGCCGCGGTGCCGAAGACGCAGATGCAGCGAATGGGCTACTCGAGGTGTTGATTGCCCATCCTGCCCGGCCCATTGCCCATGACGAGGCAGCGCAACCCGAGAAGAGCTGCGCTGACGCGCCATACGGCAACGCCGAGAAAGCCGAAGATATGCGGATGATAAAGCTCGTGTTGGACGACTACACCCGCAACGGCATCGCCACGATGACTGAATCAGAGAAGGTCTCCTACTTGTCCGCGTCGCTGCTCTCCGCTTACCAACTGCTTCGAAGCGTCGTGGGCGATGAGTGGGTCATGGGATGGCTTGAAGCGGCTTTGCACGAAGTGATGACCACGCCGTGTGCGGTCGAGATCCGCAAACCGTCTTGAATCGAGGTTCGACCATGAACGACCAACAACAGAGCCGCGCTGATGCGCTGACGGACGAGCACATCGCGACGCTGAAACTGGCTGCGCGCGCAGTTACGCCGCAGGACATCGACGGCGCAGAACGAATCGAAAGCCGGCCTGATGGCAGCTATATCACATGCCCCGCATGCGAAGGCGAAGGCTGCATTCCGTTCGAATCGGATTACTGCAATTACGACCATGTGGCGATCGGCGTGCAGTTTTACGGTGTCGGCACGGAATCGGGGGCGGCCGAGGCGTATTTCCGAGCCGCGAAGCCAGCGACGATCCTTGCGCTCCTCGACCGCCTCGAACGCGCAGAATCGGCCCTCGCCGCACCCCCTGTCGAGCAGCCCACAGCAGCGCCGGCCGACGACGCGTGTAAGCGCTGCGGATCGACTACCGCGCAGGCGTGCAACGACGCTGGGTGCTTCTATCTCGAATCGGGTGATGGCGAGCCGTCGGCAGCGCCGGCCGACGAACGGGCGGTGTCGTTCGAGGCGTGGTGTGATCGCTTTCCGGAAATCAGTGCAGTCGAGCGGTTGCGGGATGCATGGCAAGAAGCACGCGCGGCAGCATCGCCCACTGCGGAGGCGGTGCGCCTGACAGACGAACAGCGCCGTGTGCTTGTCGAAGTGGCGCAGATGTTCAAGGGAACCGATCGACGTCGCGCGGTCCTCAATGAGCTGGCAGGTATTGCAGCCGCCCCTCAACCCGCTCACGCAGAGGCAGCATCGCCCGCTGCGGAGGGTGAGACGGAAGATCACGAATGCGTGTACGAGAACGGCGATGGTGTGTGCCGCCAGTGCGCGGAATTGGCAAAGCATCACCGGGCAGCAGCATCGCCCGCTGCGGAGCGAGTGACCGCCGCCCTCCAAGCGTTGTCAGCCGATGTCCATACTCTAGGCGACGGTTGGGCGAACGACGAAGCGATGATCGGTCTCGCAAAAAAGTACCTGCGAGTCGAGCCCAAGCCTGCATCGCCGGAACTTTCCCTATGGAGAGATTTTGTGCTCCTTGCCGTAACCGACGCCGCCCCGCAACCCGCGCAGGCCGACGCACCGGCCCATGCGGCGGAATGCCCGCATTGCGACGGCAAAGGGGTGATCGAGGGCGACAGCGGAACGAGTCCGTGTGCCTGCCAGCGGGATGCGCAGGAAGGTATGCCGACCTTTGGCGCACGAAGGGCGCAGGCCGACGCACCGGCAGAGGCGCGCGAGCGCGACGATCCTGAACTGATCGCGGCAAGCAACAAGGGCTATGCGGCCGGACTGCGCGACGGAAAAGCGCTTGGCGCTTGCGGTCCGCTGGCCCCCGCCGATGCGGGAGAGGCGGCAGCGTGGCGCTATCGAACGAGCGGCGATAACTGGTGCTATTGCGATGGAGACCCCGTCCATGTCTGCGACCGCGATTACGAAAAGCAACCTCTTTACACCGCCCCGCCCGCCGCGAGGGTGGCGAGCCTGACGAACAGCCAGCGCGAGGCAATCGAGTTTGCAGCCAAGACAATGGAGGCGCGCATGTTAAATGCCCATGCCTGTGTGCTCCGCGCCCTTCTCAATGGAGCCGACAAATCATGAACTGCAATTGCATAAGCAAGATCGAGATCAAACTGGCCAAACGCTACAGCGAAGAACTCGGCGTGGACGCTTCGGCCGACTGCCAATCGGCCGGATTCTCCATGTCTGACAATTCGATACGCGTGATCCACAAGACCGAGTTCAAGATCATCGCGCAGGCGAAAGGATTCACGCGCGGAAAGCTGATTCCGGTCATTTCCAGCTACTGCCCGTTTTGCGGCAAGTCAACTGCCGAGGGAGCCAGCCATGGCTAAGAGGCAACTTGGAATCGCGCGCAGCAGCGTGCGCCCGGAATGGAGAATGCGCACTCATCCGTGGCTTGACATGAACACGCTCAAGCCGAAGTACAGCGTGCAGGCTTACGAGCCGAGTCTGAAGAAATGGGCGCATGTCTACGACGGCGGAACGAATAAGGCATTTTTCTTCGAGTCGTCTGAGGATGCCGCCGACTTCATCAAAGAAGTGAGGGAAGTCGACCATGCCGAATAACGACGCGCTGACGGTCAGCGAATGTCAGGTGATCAGCCGCGCAGCAGACGAGGCCCGACATTCCTGCCAGTACAAGCTTGCGGAAGAACTGGAAGCAATTCTCGCCCCCCATCCGAGCCAGCCGGAGCCGCGCTCCGAGGTGACGGATGACGACAAGCTCTGCGCAGAGCGCTATCGCTGGCTGCGGGAGCGAGCATGGTATGTCGATGCGGCTACGTACGCGCTTGAACTACGTGAGCGCTGGCGCAGCGGCAATGAGCCGCCGCCAGATGTAGACGAGGTGGAATGCGCCCTCGACGCCGCCCGCACCCAAGGGAGCAAATCGTGAGCGAGAACAGCAAAATCGAATGGTGCGACCACACGTTCAACCCGTGGGAAGGTTGCCAGAAGGTCGGTCCGGGATGCGACCACTGTTATGCCGAGGCGCGCAATGCGCGCTTCGGTGGCGGCTCGGCCGTGAACTGGGGCGCTGGCGCGCCGCGGCGTCGCACGTCAGTCGCAAACTGGCGTAAGCCGCTCGCGTGGAATGCCGCGCACGAGCGGTTCTTCGCCGCGCAGGGCCGGCGCCAGCGCGTCTTTTGCGCGTCGCTCGCGGACGTGTTCGACAACGCAATCGACCCGGCGTGGCGCCGCGACCTGTTCGACCTTATTGTCGACACGCCGAATCTCGACTGGCTCTTGCTTACGAAGCGCATTGGAAACGTTCAGCAGATGGTTCAAGCGGCAACCCTATGCGACCTTCTTCCGTCGAACGTCTGGCTCGGCGCGACGATCGTAAATCAGGAAGAAGCCGAACGAGACATTCCGAAGCTGCTCGCAGTACCCGCGCGCGTGCGCTTCCTGTCGATGGAGCCGCTGCTTGGGCCCGTGGATCTGGTGTCGAGCGGGGCTCTCTGGTCGGACATGAATGGGAACATCGTAGACGCACCCTCTCGTGGGCTGCGAGGTGTCGACTGGGTGATCGCCGGCGGCGAAAGCGGCCACGGCGCCCGCCCGATGCATCCCGACTGGGCTCGGTCGCTGCGCGACCAGTGCGCTGCCGCAGATGTGCCGTTCCTGTTCAAGCAATGGGGTGAACACTCTCTCGCCTACGACCGCGATCGGGACGATCCGGACTATCGTCGGTGCGATCGCATGGCTCGCCTACCCGGCCGCTGGATCAATCTGGCAGGCGGACACGGCTTCAATGGCGAACGCGTCCATTATGCAGAGCGCGTCGGCAAGAAAGCCGCCGGCCGGCTGCTCGACGGCCGCACGCACAACGAATTCCCGGAAGATCGATGAAAGAGCGTCCGATCTAGTTCAGCGGCCCGATGGAGCGCGCCAGCCTCGAAAACTGCGAGACTCAAGAAAGCACTACCGAGCCGTCGCATCATCTACCCGTCTTCGAGCCTCGTCTCTTCGGTACTCGATCGCCAGTTCGGACGTGATGGTCACGCCGGCCGGCAGCACACGAATCGGCGACTCGCGAAACAGCACCTCGCCGTCGCGCACGCGGACGATCGACATGCCGACCAGCACACGCGGGCCGAGCGCATCGCCCTCGCGCTCGATCGCCTCGATCTCAACGTCGTAGCCGCGGTACGTGAATCGCTTGAGCATAGCCGGCCTCAACCGTATCGCGCGAGCCACTCGACAGCGAACGAACGCGCCCGCTCGACGGCCGACTCTTCGGTTTCGTACGTTCCGAGATTCTTGAACGACGCTTCCGGGTTGTAGCCAATGTAGGTGAACGTCACCTGTGCGGCGAACTGACCGTCTTCAGTCGCGCGCGGCGTGCAGTCGACGTGATAGCCGCGAATCGTGAACAAATGCTGCATTTGAATGCGATCATGAAACGAACCGGGGCGATCGTAGCACTCCCGGATTTCATGAGTCTGACGGCGCAACGTGCGTGGGCGTCAGTGCTGGATTGAATTCACCGCAATCCATACTCGGGACGCAGTCTCGCCCGTCAAAACACGGGCAAACGCAGCACCGCACGTCGAGCACTCGTAGTGCTCTTCTCGACATTCGCCTTGGAACACGCCGGCGCCGACCATCACGAGATGCTTCGGCTTTACGGTCGATGGTTGCCCGTGCAGTTCGGTGCACTCGGCGCACGCCTTAATCGTCTCGAACGCCACAGCCATCCCCATGAGTTTTGAAATCGAAATTCAGGAAATCCTAGCATGAGCAACAGCAGAAAAATGGACCGATTTAGCCCGAAACGGCAGTGCATCAAAAGGCCGTCGAGCGATCACCGGTTCGATGACCGCACACAGATCAGATTTAGGGAGACGTGGCAATGATCGCCGCCTTCGCATCCCGGTACGTCACGGTACTCAAGTTCTGTGAAATGACCGGCTATACGGAAGACGCAGTGAAATCCAAACGCCGTGACGGCGTGTGGCTAGAAGGTCAACTGTGGGTGAAGGCGCCGGACGGGCGCATTTTAATTGATATTGAGGGGTATGAAAGATGGGTAGAAACGGCACGGGTGTCCGCGCCATTAGTGGCAGTTCGATCGAAGTCACCTTCACCTATAAGGGCGTCCGTTGTCGCGAGCGCATCCGCCTCGAGCCCACTCCCGCTAACCTAAAAGCAGCCGCCAATTTTCTCGGCGCGGTTCGCACCGCCATCGCAAACGGAACGTTCGACTACCGAGTTTCCTTCCCGGAGTCGAAACGGATAGCTCGGTTCGTCGAGCGGCAAGGCGATGCTCTGCTGGTGGAGTCGTTCCTCGACACGTGGCTCGACCGGCAGGAGAATGTTCTCGCCGCCAGCACGATCGAGGGTTACAGGAAAATCATCAAAGGGACACTGAAGCCAGCATTCGGCCACCTCACAATGTCCGATGTACGTCGTTCCCACGTGCGCGAATGGGCAGCGAAGCAGAAATTCGGCAATAAGCGCATGACCAACGTGCTATCGGTCTTCCGGGCGGCACTCGCTGAAGCCTTGCAGGATGAGATCGTCGAGACAAACGTTTTGTATGGGTGGACTTACCAGCGAAACGAAGCACCAGGCCGAGACGACGATGTCGATCCATTCACCGCGGAGGAGCAGGCCGCGATTCTCAGCGCGATGGCCGGACAAGAAAGGAATCTGTTTCAGTTTGCGTTCTGGACTGGCCTGCGAACGTCCGAGCTGATCGCCCTCCAGTGGGGCGACATCGACTGGAAACGTGGAATCGTTCGCGTACAACGTGCCCGGACGCGAGCTGCTCGCGTCGCGAAGAAGGTCGAGGACACGAAGACGCGCGGCAGTCGGCGCAATGTGAAGCTGCTCGAACCAGCCCTCGCAGCCCTCGACGACCAGAAGCGATTCACTCTGCTTATCGGCGGATCGATCTTCCTAAACCCCCGGACCGGCGAGGCGTGGAGCGGCGACAACGTGATCTGGCTTGCGTGGAACCGCGCCATCGAAAAATCCGCGGTGCGCTATCGTCGACCGTATCAGACTCGGCACACCTACGCGAGTATGATGCTGTCGGCCGGCGAACCGCCGATGTGGGTTGCTAGCCAGATGGGCCATATCAGCCTGAAGATGATCGAGCAACGATACGGACGCTGGATCAAAGACGCGGCGCCCGATGCCGGAAGACGAGCTGAAGCCTTATTCGGCGGCGCTGTCGCGGGCGTTCAGGGCGACTGA